CTACATACCCCCGGCATGCGCGGGCCAAGCCCCGCGCTTAGCATTTTGGCGCGGGGTGGAGCAGCCCGGTAGCTCGTCAGGCTCATAACCTGAAGGTCGTAGGTTCAAATCCTACCCCCGCAACCAATGCCCCCATAGACCGTGGCGAGGCGGCTAAAAGAGCCGCTAACTGGCCGTGGATTTCGATGTCGACGGGCTTATAGGGCCCGGTCGGATGGATCACGATCTTTTCCACGAGTTCACGGATGCCGGTCATGGCGGCCGAACGGCTTTCCGGGTCGGCCGAGGCGAGTTCGCTCTTCAGGTCTTTAATGCGCTGCTGGTAAGCCCGCGCAGCGCCCGGGTGCAATTCAACGGGCACCGGCTCGATCTCGGCCACGGCGGCTTCAATCTCCGCGCGCTCGGCTTCGAGGACGGCCATGCGCTCGCGCAGCGACCGAGCCGGCATGCCCTTCAGCAGAAGGTCGACGATTGACGACAATTCGCCCTCGACGTGCACAAGCCGCCTTTCCTTGCCCGCGCGCTCACGCGCGCTCGTGTGCTGAAGCTCATTCCAGACACGATGAAATTCGCGCACGTACTCGGCGATAAGATCCGGTGCGGCGAGTTGCTTTTCGATGCCGTCGAGCACAGCCGTCTCGATCGAGGCGAGCGCCAGCGTGCGTCGGTTGTCACACAGGCCTGTCTCACGGCGGCTTGAGCAAACGAGGAACAGGCCGCGCTTGTCGCGGCCAGCGACCACATAGCCCGAGCCGCAGCAGCCGCACTTGAGCAAGCCGGACAGCAGATGCCGCGGCCGCGCGGTGTGCCCTTGACCGTCGCTGCGCTTGGCGCGGCGGGCTTGCACGGCGGACCATAGCTCGTCGTCGATGATGCGAAGCTCGGGCGCGTCGGACGTCATCCATTGATCGCGCGGATTGACGCGGCTCACGCGGCGCCCCGTCTCCGGGTCCTTGATGAAGCTCTGCCGGTTCCAGACGATGCGGCCGACATAGAGCGCGTTCTGCAGGATGCCGTTCTGGCGCTTGCGGCTCCCGGCGATCGCCGACGCGTTCCACACGCCACCGCGTCCGGCCTTCGTGCCTTCGGCGTTGAGCTTGGCGGCGATCTCGCGCGGCGATGCGCCGGCGAGATAGTCTTCGAAGATGCGCCGCACGGTCTCGGCCTCGGCTTCATCGATCGCGAGGCGTCCGGCCTCGCCGGCGACCGGCCGATAGCCGAAAGAACGGCCACCATTGTGCCGGCCGTCGCGCACCACGCCCGCTTGCCCGCGTTTGGTCTTCTGAGCCAAGTCTTTGAGGTAGAGCGCACCCATGAGGCCCTTAAGGCCGACCTGCATATCTCCGGCGACGCCATCGGCGACCGTGCGCATTTCGAGCCCGGCAAAGCGCAGGCGCTTGTGAATTCCGGCGAGGCTCTCCTGATCGCGTGAGATACGATCGAGGTCTTCGGCGACGACAACCTCGAAGCGGCCCGCGCGGGCATCGCGCATGAGCGTGAGCCAGCCGATCCGGTTTGCGGTCGACGCGCCGGAGATCGCGCGGTCGGAATAGACCTTGACCACGTCTAGGCCCTCGCGCTCGCAATAGGCGCGGCATAGAGCCTCCTGATCGGTAAGTGACCTGTCGCGCTGCATGTCCGAAGAAAACCGGGCGTAGATGGCGGCGCGGCGGGTCATGGCGATAAAGTCCAGATCACCAATTCATTGCGCCGCCGAGACACAGGCGGCCGGGATCATATCGGTTTGTCAAATCGACCAACTGCCGAATGGTCAATTCGCGACCGTCCACAAAATATAATCCCGGGAGGTCCGCTGCCTCGACGATGTGCCCCGCGCGGCGAAGCTCGTTGATCGTGAATTGCGTGGCTTCTGGATGGCGGTCAAACATCGCGCGTGTCCCCTATGTCTCCGGTTTCAGCGGCTTATCGCCCGGCCGGTCGGCCGCGGCTTCCTTGCGGCGGGCATGTTCCTTGATCGCGGCGGCACGGGCAAGCGCCCGCGCTATGGCCCGGAGGGGCTCACGCCCGTCATTCACAGGGGGGCGGCGGGCCGGGCGGGCGGTCATGACCAATTCCAGAAGCCTTGCGCGCCCGCTGCAGGAATTAGGTCGGAGAAAGGCTGCGGGTCGAGCATCGGCCAGGCGTACATCTGATGGTCAAGGCGGTCGCTATCCGCCACGATATGCTTGAAAAGGTCGATCGACCTTTTCGGCTCGCCGATAATCGCGGTGCCGAGAGCGTGTGAGAATGGCAGCGGCGCGCTGGCGACGATCGAGTTAACGAAGGCCGTGGCGACCTGGCCGACAAGGGCGCTCTCGCCTTCCTCGATCCTCAGCAGAATGTCCTGAAGTTCGTCCGGCCGCGGCTTGCGCGCGCCGGCAATGCCGCCATCGCGCCTGAAGCTGTCATAGACGGCATCGCGGAGCGGCCGCGGCACCATCCGCCAATGCCGCGCGCACATATAGACGCCGGAAGGCGCCATGACCGTGCAGCCATCGACGGGGCACCGATGCGTCATGCCGCCGCTCCGCGCCTGGCTTCCCGCCGCGCCTCGCGCATGTGCGCCTTGGCGACCTTGTCGCAGTGGATGACGCGCGCCCCGCGCGCATGCCGGACAACGATGTTGATCGGCGTTTCGGCGATCAGGTCCGCGATCGCCCTGAGCGCTAGCCTGTCGGCTCCCTTCAGCCGCTTTTCTCGGATCGACGTGAGCGCGAGGCCGTCGGGGTGCTTGCTCTCGACGGCGCCGGGCACGTAGCCCTTGATCACGTTGAGCGCGTGCAGGCAGTCGGATTGCAGCATCACCGTCTGCCCGGCGACGAAGTAGCCGCGGGCGCGCGCCGCATAGAGCGCGTTGACGACGGCGAACGTCTCCGCGTCATAGGATCGCTCGACCTTGCCCGCCAAGCGGCCGCCGACCGTGACCGCCGGCTTGCCGTTGCCCTTCATCCACGCCGCCCAACCGGCCGCGTGCGTGCGCGGGTCGTGCGAAGCGTCGGCGAAGATCGTCACGTCGGGCGTCACCGGCTGCGGCCTTCTGTCATCAGCGAATGTCGGCTTTGCCATCGTCGATCGAGTAGCCGAGAACGTCCTCGCCTTCCGTAATGGCGCGGATGGCGCAATCAAGACCGGCGCGATAGCCATTGGCGAAGGCATTGTCGGTGATAGCCTTCTCATGCTTGCGTCGAAGCCAGTCGAGCCGCATGGCAACCGGGTCTTTTGCCTGTTTCTTTTTCATCGCCTTAATTCCGTATCAGGGCGTCGCCGGTTGCCAAGGATCGGCCACGTCAACCTTGATCGTGACGTGCCGTCTCGATCGAGAGTGGCGACGGTGCATTGGCCGAACATTGGAAACGGTAGGTTCACCGGCATCACGCGCGGCGACGGGATCGGGCCGATCAGCGGGCGGTTGCACTGGCACCCCGCCGACGTCTGGCATTCTGGCCTTGTGCAAACTGTCATGTTTCAGTCCCCAATTCCGATGCTTCATCTGTTGCCGCCACCGCCATCCGATCATCGGTACGACGATGAAGTTCAGAACGAACAGCGCGACGCCGGCATAGACGAAGGTCACGGGCCTCACCCCGTCAGTTCGGTGATCCGGCTTTGAGCGACGGCCTTCACCGCATCGAACGTGTCTTTCGTGACGGAGCAAGCATTGCGCAGCTTCCGTTGGTCTTCGCTCTTGAACCAAGAGCCGACGGCGTTGGCCGTTGTCAGGGACGCAATGTGCGCCTTCGCGTAACGCTCATATTCCTCGGGCGTTTTCGGCACCTGATCCTTCGGCCACGCGGCTTGCTGCGCGGGCTCGCTGGGCTTGTCCGGTTGCTTCTCCGGCTCTTGCCTCGGCGGCTGCCCTTCCGGCTCACCGGCGGGCTTCTGTGCGGGTGCATTTTTGCCTTCGGCCGGCTGAGGCTGCTGCTCGACCTTCTGCTGCGCCTGGTCGGGCTGCGGCGCGTCGTCGGCGAACTCACCATCAAGCTCTGTCGCCGGCGCGTCGCCCTCGGCCTCGCCGGCTTCGGCATCGACCGGCGCGCCGCCCTTGCTGAATTCCTCGAAAGCCGCGGTTGTTGACGCAAGGCGCCGGGGCGTTACATCGCGCGCCGCCTCGCCGGCGAAGCGCTCGGCTTCGTCCGGATCGATGATGCCGGCGAAGCCGAAGGCGTAACGCGCCGCCTGGATCATTGCCTTGTGCCGCAGCATCCGCCGCGGCCACTTCGTCCACGGTTCGGTATTGCGTTTGCACTCGGCCATGTATTCGGTGGCCTCCGCCGCGTGCGACCGATCTTTGCGATAAATGCGGCAGGCGATGGCGAGCAAGTTGCCGCCGCTGTCCAGCCGGTCCTCAAAATCCATGCCGTCGAAGGCCGGATGCGAGTTGATCAGGTTCGACCATCCATCGACGCCGACGATTGGCTGGATGCCGCCGCCCTTGGCCGGGAAGGCGTAAATCTCCTTCAGCAGCGGGTTGAGGTCGTACTCCTTCGCCACCAAGAGGAACGCCGCGAACTGTTCGCGCGAGCAATCCTTCGGGATGATCGTGTGCCGCAAGGTCGCCTCGAATGCCGCCGGCTCCATGCCGTAACGGTCGGCCATATCCAAGAGGACGGATTTTACCGCCACTAAAGGCGACTTGCGATTGGCAAGCGCTTGCTGCGCTTGCGGCGATAGTTCCTTCTCCGGCTTCTCTTTCACGGCTGCTGTTGTGGTCGCCATTGTCTTGCCTTTCGGGGTTAGCGGCGGATTTTCGCCGTGTCGTCTTCGAAAATTCTCACGCCGGTGATCTGCCGGCCGCCCTTGTTGATGCGAACGAACGCGCGGATCGCGGCTTCGATCGCGTCCGGCTTGATGAAGGGGCGCAGCGCCTCGAGGTCGACCTTGGCCAGGTCGGTTATCTCGAAGGTCCATTTCGTCGCCGGCGTGATGGTGACACCGGTTGCGGTGCGCACCGGCTCCGGCTCGATCGGCGGTGCCTGCGCGATATCGTCGGCGACGTCCGAGGCCTTGGCGGCATCGGCCAAGTCGGCCATTGCATCTTCGGTGCGGCCCGCGGCCATTGCCTCTTCGGCGAGCCGCTGCTTTTCGGCGGCTTCCTCACGCGCCTGGCGCTCGCTCTCGGCGCGGGCATCGTCCTCGCGCTTTTTCTTCGCCCGGTTGTAGATCGTGACCCGCTGCGTGAGCGCCTTTTCGATGCGATCGGCGCGCGCCAATGGATCTCTGAAGAAACCATCGACCTCCCGCTCGCCTTTGAGGAACGGCGCTTTCTCGGCGATGCGCGCGGCATCGAGCGCTCTGCGTTGTGTGGCCGCGTCAGCGGCGCCTTCCGCACAAGCATCGCGCTCTTCATCCGTGGTGGCTTCTTTCGGCAACTTGTTCGCCGTTGCAGCGAGCGCGTCGAGGTCGGTCAGCGCGGCCGCATACGTCTCGGCAAGCCGCTCTGGCAATGTCGGCTCCGGAGGGCGGTTGTGCCCCGGTCCCGCCGGCGCCTCAGAAAGGTCCGCTGCTGTCATCTTCGGCTCCCTGCGGTCGGTTGTCGGAAATATTCAGGCGGCGGAATGAGGTCGCCTTGACCTCGTACGCCTTGCGGCTTTGCGTCTTCAGCGTGATCGAGAAGCCGGGCAGCGTCGCGATCTCCGCATCGCCCATTGCGAACTTGACCTCGGTGTCGATTTCCTTGACGCGGGCTTCGGCCTTGGCGATCTGCGCCTTCAGGTCGGCGCGCTCGGCAAGCAGCGTCGGAAGATGGTTTGACCCGGTGAGGTCGACCGTCTTCAGCGGCTTCGCTTCCGGATAGAGCGCAGCGAACAGTTCGGCATCGCGCCCGTAGTCGGGCGACGGCTCGCGCCCCGCGGCGACGTCATCCCAGAACTTTTTCACCGCCTCACGAATGCGGGCTTCTGCACCCGCATGACGTGGCACTTCGCAGATATGGCAATCGTCGTTCCACGGATCGTCGATGTAGACCGCGACGGCGCCCCATGCGGCGTCCGCAAGCAGCATTTCGGTTAGCGTTTGCAGGCCGATCCAAAACGGCGGGCGAAGATCGTCCCCATCGCGCCAATGCTTCTTGAAGGCGCCGGCCGTCGCCACTTTCGTTTGAAGCACACCGCGGCCGCGCGGGTCGTTCGCCACGTAGAAATCAGGCGACGCGCCGAGCCGAAGGCCGGGATCGCGCAAATATTCGCGGGCCGGCGTGATGGTCCAGTCTTTCCGTTGCTCGGCCACTTCCTCGGCGACGGCGCGTTCGAGCCGCGATCCGCGCCGCATCCGGACGTTGGTTTTTTCCGGCAGTTCCAGGCCGCACTTTTCCTGATAGAGCGCGAGTGCCGACGTGTAAGGGTGCACGCCGAACAGCGCCCCGCAGATCGAGGCGGTGATGTCTTGCTTGCGCAGCGCCAACCATTGTTCGCGCGAAGTGATCGGGATGCGCTCGATCATGGCGGTGCCAATGCGGCCTCCGATTGACCGGCGCGGGGCAAATGAAACTCGGCCCTTTCGGGCATATTCGGGATGGCCCCGCGCCACGCTCGCCAAAGGTCGTTCAGCAAGCGCTGTTCCATGTACCGCTGCGCGCGCCGATGCGCCTTTATCGGCTTCATGTCCGGCTCGCGCGCGAGTTCGTATTCCTTGCGCCGCAGATAAGCGCCGCGGTATTTGCCGTCGCGGTTGCCCTTGATGAGCGCATCGCCGATGTTCCAAAGGCGGCTGCGCCGTTGAAGGTTGTAGCCGTGCGCGATCCAGTCCTCGGCGCTCGACCCCTTCGGTAAGCCGCCCTGGCGGACGCCGTCCAGAACTGCGATGCCCATGCGCTTGCGCAGCTTCGACTTGTCCGGGTAGTTCGCGAGGTTGCCGGCCTCGGCGACGATTACTGCGAGCGACGCCGCACCGAAGCCGCGCACGCCGGCGCCGAACGAAGACCATACTGGCAACGTCTCGGCGAGCGATTGCATTTCTTGGAGCGCGCGCTTTTCGATATCGGAGAAGGGCTTTCGCACGAGCCGCGCGGCTGCGATTACCGCCGACCATTCGTGGTCGTCTTTTGATTTCAGAAGTGCGGCCGCTTGCGTGGCTATCTTCTTGCGCTCGGCTTCCGGTTTGTCTTTCGACCAACCGAGCATCGTGCGCAGGAACGCGCCGAGGGCGAGATCATTGCGTTTGCGTTGCTCCATCGCGAAACAGCGCTGGCGGTGCCAGTAGCGGATGCGGTCGATGGTTTCCTGAAGGGATGCCGCAGAGGGGGCATCACAGGCGAGGCCCGTGCGGGCACCGTTCTTGTGGCCATCCTCTGCGGCAATTGGCGACGGCGCAGAGGCAGTCAGCGCGTGGCTCTCGCGAGCATCGCACGCAGGGCCTTCTGCGCCGTCATCTGGCGAGGACGAGAGGGCACTCCTCTGCAGGCCCTTGCGGGCAATCTTCGGCTGGCCCTTCCCGTCCTCATTCGGTTTTTTCTTACGCGGCATCGGATGCCTCCGCCGCTTGCTGCAGAATGATCTGCATTTCCTTCGGCCTCACAACGTCGCGAATGAGAGCGTTTGCCGGAGCGTTGGCGACGACGCGCGTGGCGGCGAGAAGGATCGCGCCTTCGCGCGTTTTGCTGCGGCCAGCGCGTTCCGCTTCGCCAATGGTCCAGTCGCCGACGGCGCGCCCGTCGATCCGACAGGTGTCGAGGACCGTCAGCGCGGCGGCCTTCGCTACTGCCCCGGCTGCGCTGCGCTGCGCGGCTGTAGGCTCGCGAGACGGGGAGGCACCTGCACAAGGGCCATCACTGGCACAGCCTCTTTGGCCTCCCCGCTCGCGATTGGCTTGCGGCGACGGAACATGGGCTCTCTGGTCCGTACTACGGACATGGCCAACGCGGCCCCGCCGCCGCAATTCTTCTTCGGCGCGCCCTAGCAGTTCGACGCCGCGTGCGTTCCCGCCGCCAGCCTTCAAGAATTCGGTACACGCGGCATAAAATTGCATTTCGATCTTATTGAAGCCGGCGCGCTCCATTGCGTCGCCGAGTGCCGTTGCGCTCATTTGCGTTGTCCTCTCTTCGCCGGATGACCCCAGACGCGGCACGTATTGATCGATGTGCCCTCGCACTTTCACTTCGCCGTCTCGCACCCCGTTCATGTCTCGCGATCCTTCCGCCATCCCCTTGCAGCCATCTCTCGCACCTTGAGGAAAATCCCCTCGCACAAGGCGGCGTCCTCAACCGCCTTCCTGTCGGCGATTGAGTGCACCTGCCCTGCAAGTGGCTGGCACCGTTCAAGCGCGTCACGGATGGCGCTGCGCTTGCCAGTCAGGCGCTCGTACTCGACCATGATGCGGCCTATCGTTTCACCCGCGCCCTTCGGGTCCGGTATCAGAAAATCAATATCCACTATCTCGCTCGGATAAAGATGGGCAACGCGACCAGACTGGCGTCTGACGACTGCGCGCTTGACGATCCTGGCAAGCTCACCGCCCCCGACGCCGGCGGCGAAGGTGGCGAGCGAAAGCAGAAGAATGAGGGTGCCGCTCACGCGCCGCTCCCAAGCGCCGCGTAGACGGCAAGAAAAGCGATGAAGAGGGCTAGCGCAGCGAGTTCGGCGAGGGTCGCCGGCGCGATGATTTCGCGGATGACGTCTTTCACGACGCGCTCTCCGTTTGCCGCTCGACCAGCTTCACAGCGTCGGCGACGGTGCGCGCGTTCTCGGCATCCTCGTCGCCGATCTCGATGCCGAATTCCTCTTCGAGCAACATCACGATCTCGACATGGTCGAGGCTGTCGGCGTTGAGATCGTCGATGAAGCTGGCGCCGTCCGTGACGCGCTCTGGCGCGACGCCTAGGTGACCGGCGATGATTGTCTTGACGCGGTCGGAAACTTTCATGGCGCGGCCCGCATCAACGCGAGGGCGCCGACCAAGCGCCGGACGCTCCCGACCGCGGTGACGACGTTGACGCGGCTCAGGTCGCCCATGCCTGAAAGTGTGTTGAGGTCGGATGGCTCAAAAGCGCAGGCGGCGGCATAGAGTTCGGCAATGCCGGCCAGACTGACGCGAACCGGTGGCGCCGCGGGCGGAGTGGTTGTGGCTTCGAGTGTCTTCAAGGGTGCCTCCGGGCCGGTTGGCCGAGGTCCCGAAGCACTTGCTCAGGACGGAGGCATACTTGCGATAATCGCAAATTAGGTCAAGCGGGAAATTGCTAAAAGCGCAAACTTATTTTTAAGGGTTAGCGCGCTGTTAAGCGCGCGCGTCCCCGATTTGTACCTTGGGACACGGTGGGTACGGGTACTAGCTACAAATGGGGGCCTCTAATGAGGCCCCTTTGCTGCCGAGTATTAAAGAAGCCGCGCGCTCGAGCGCGCGTAGCAACGGACGTGCCATGTACCCGGTTTGCACCCACGGCGTACCCGCGTGCACCCGTAAATAAAATTATGTGGAGAGTTTTAATTTGAGGTCGCGATGACCCAGATGACTACGCACACGAGCGCAACAATACCGACAGCCAGAAGTCGACCCATAAAAAGCACCCCACTGGCGAAAGCGGTATCAACGGATGCCCAGAGCCGCTTAGGCAATAACAGTTTGATAAAGCCCCGAAAGAACAGCAGGGCAATGGCAATGCAAACTCCGGCGATGATAGCTGCTAACATCATAGGTCGTGGATTACGCGTCGGACGCGTCCTACAATTTCGACGTTGATCCTTTTCTCAATCGGCCCAGGCCGGTGCTCAGGATTGGTCGAGCGCGGCAACATGAAGGGCGGTTTGCCTTTTTGGTATTCCTTAAAAGTGGTCTGCCCTTTGACCGAGAAAATGTAGGAATTGCCGCTGATCGGGTTCCTCTCGCGATGGTTCACGATAATAAGCGAGCCTTCGGGGGCGACCAAATTCATACTGTCCCCGCGCACGCGCGTCGCAAAAAACTCTCCTGGACCCAAGTCCTCGGCAAAAACATGGTCAAGGCGAGTCGTGGGTATATCGACGTCCAGATCGGCAAATTTGCCGGCGTTAACCCATGAAATGATGGGGATGCCTGGTCGGCCTCTCCGCGCCGTCGGGTTTCCCAATTCAGCAGCCACATCCTCCGAACCAAGTTCTGGTTGCTGAATAGCCTCGAAGCCAGGCGGCGCTTCTTTGAAGAACTCCGCGATTTCGTTCCATTCGAGAGGTTTTATATTCCTCTCGCCCCTTAAAATCTTGCTGATTTTGTCCTGAGTTAGGCTCGTCGCGCGAGCGAGGTCGCGCTTCGCGTCGCGCGGCGCGGTTTTGTTCTTAAACCAAGCTAACTGCAGGCGCTCCGACGGTGCCATTCGGGCATCATTGCGATTTCCGCAAAAATTAATATCGCAATCATCGCAAGCCGCCATTGACATCAATTTGCGATTATCGCAATTATGCAGCATGACGACAGCCGCCGAGAACGTGATTGCCAAATGCGGAGGCCATCAGGCCGTCGCCGACATGCTCGGGGTCGATATTTCGCGCGTTTATCGATTTACCTACCCGAAAGAGCGCGGCGGTACTGACGGTCATATCCCTTCGAAGCATCAGGGGCGCCTTCTGGAAGAGGCGCGCAAGCGCGGCCTCAAGCTGAGGCCTGCAGATTTCTTCGCACCATCCGTTAGCGCCGGTAATTGAGGGCGTGACCATGCCGCGATTGTGCCCGGCGATGCCGAAATCCGCGAATTGCCGGGGTGCCAAAATGGGCGCCGGAAATGCCGGAACGGGTACGATCTCGGAACTGATCGCCGAGTGCCTAAAGAACATTTTCCACGAGAAAACATGGGCTTCGGTCGAGAAGCTTTTGTGGCCGGGGCAAGAGCGCGAGCGTCTTGCCAAGCATCGCCTTGCGGCGACGCGCGACTTCACCGTTGACGAGCTCGCGACGCTTCTGCGTTCCGAGCACGGCTTCACCATTCTCTCCGCGATCATGACCGACGCGCGGCCTGGATGGTGGCGGCTTTGTATGCCGCTGATGCAGGCCGCCGACGCGCGCAAGCTTCAGCGCCAGGCTCAAGCCAAGATCGCTCGCGCGCTGAAAGGAGCGCTCGATGCCGACGACGATCTCAGTGCCTCCATCGCGAGAGCGGAGGCTGCCTTTTCTGTTCAGGATGAGGAATTCATGCGCCCGCACCTTGATGGTCTGCGCGCGCAATCTGGCGCACTTCATCGCGCCATGGCTTCGAAAACCAAAGGACCGCGCCGATGAGGATTGAGGTAGTGGCCGCGGAAAGCTTCGAGGGGCGGCTCCGCCGCGAGGCGCGCGAGCGCAAGATGAAGTTCTTCGGGCCGCGGGTCGCGGCTCCTGAACCGGCGTCACCGGTTGTCCCTGTCGACGCAACGGCCGCACCCACGTCACCGCATAATGCGGTGGTTGCTGAGGCTCGCAAGCTTGCGGGCGAATTGCTGCCCGGCCTGACGCGCTCGCTCTCGACGATCGACATCGAAACGGGAAAGCATCGGCCGAGCCTGCAACTGATTATTGCCGCGTGCGCGAGGCAGGCCGGTTTGACGGTTCCCGAATTGCTGGGGTTCAGGCGGACGGCTGTCGCCCTATTGCCGCGCCAGATCGGAATGTATCTCGCGAAGAAAATGACTCTGGCGTCGCTGCCCGAGATCGGGCGCCGGTTCGGCGGTCGCGATCATACGACTGTTCTGCGCTCGGTCGCCAAGATCGAGCGGCTGCTACCGCGCGATGCCGATCTAGCCGCGCGCGTGGACCTCATCAAAAAAGATATCGAGAACGCGGTCGAGCAAGCCGCGCGCGCACCCATTGCGTCTCACCTAGCAACCAAGGGGCTTGATCATCATGAAACAATCACGACGCCGGCGCGGGAAGCGTCCGGCAAAGAAGCCTTTCGCGCTTAACGCGCGCGTTTTCGTCAAGGCAAGCGGCGAGGTCGGCACCGTGCTTGGCCGTTACGAGCGCGTCGATGGCGACCCGGAATACAAAGTCATCACCACGTCGCGGCTCGATTGGTTCCAAGCCGGCGACATCGGCGCTCTTTAGTTTCGCGTCACCCGCCACCATCCAATAGGCAACGAGAGGACGATCAATGGCACAAGCTGCGACACCATCTAACGGCTTCGACAAGGCGAAGCTTCAATCTTTCATCACGCGCGCCGAGACCGTGGCCGATGAATGCTCAAGCGCGATCGGCGAGGCGATGAAGCGCAAGAAAGACGATACCAACGAGATCGTCGAAGAGGCCAAGGCTGAGGGCATTCCGACCCGGCCGCTCCGCGCGCTGCTGCGCCGGCGCGCTGCGCTGCGCAAGGTGGACGGCGCGAACGCTGCCCTCAACGATGAAGATCTTCAGGCGTTCAATGCGATGGTCGACAGCCTCGGCTCCTGGGCTGACGAGGTCGCTGCCAACGCTCAATAACCGCGTTCCGGCCGCGCGGCGGGGGTAAAGCCGCGCGGCAATCAATAACAATAATTCCAAGGCGTCTGGGGATGCCCAAGGAAGCCATGGCGCTCCTGACCGGCAACATTCTCGCGCTCGATTTGGCGACCCACCTGGGCTGGGCGACCAATCCGCCGCATGACGATCCGACCTTTGGCACCGAGGTCTTGCCGTCGACCGGCAACGAGATCGGGCCCTTCATCGCGGCCTATGACAAGTGGCTTCGCGACTTCATCGAAGAGCAGAAGCCGGCGCTGATCATCTACGAGCAGCCCTCGCTTTTCGCGAAGACGACGCCGCAGACAGTGATGAAGCTCAACGGGCTCGCGACGCACACCGAGTGGATCGGCTTCCGTCGCGGCGTTCCGATCCGCGCCGCCAACCCGTCGAAGCTGAAGAAGTTCTTCACCGGCAACGGTAAGGCGACAAAAGACGACATGCAGGCGGTGGCGCGCCGCCACGGCTGGAAGGTGCGCGACGACAACCAGGCCGACGCCTGCGCCGTCTGGGCGTGGGCCGTCTGTTGCTACGCCGCCGCCGAATGCAAGTCGCGCTTTTCCCTCGGAGTATTAGGGGCGGCGAATGGTTGAAGACGGCGCCGACCTCGACGACTACGCCGACCCGCTCGGGCCTCTCGACGTATCGCGGATTATGACCGCGGCGAAGGAAGCTGCCTTACAGCCGAAGCCGACGATCGCCGAGATGATCGAGGTCATCACCGATCGCCGGTACAACCTCGAGGATTGGCAAGAGCGATGCGTCCTCCGCGGGATCAATAGCGAGCCGGACAAGCAGACTATGCGCAAGGCTGCCGTCCTCGCATCCTGTGCCAATTTCCTCATGCTGATCGAGACGAAGAAGGCCGAGATCGCGCGTGTTCTGCGAGGCGGCGCATGACCAGGCCGGGTTGGTTCGAATGGACAACCGAGCGCGTCACGAGGGTGATGGAGATTGCCGCGCGCGGCGGCACCGCGCGCGAGGCCTGTGAGGCCGTCGGGATCGAGCCGGAGCGTGAGCATCTTGTCTACCGGCTGGCGAAGCAGCGCGGCTTCAAGTTCCGGAATGTCGGGCGCAAGCGCAACGATACTCGGCTCTACATCAATATCGACGAGCTCACGTCGCACGAGCTCACCGCGCGTGCGCGCCAGCACAATCGGCCGCGCCGCGATCTCGCTGCCCGGCTTCTGGCGATCGTCCTCGCGCAGGGTCCGACCTTCATCGACAACCTCCTGAGCGAAGACACATGAGCGCGGCCGAAAGCGATCTCGCGCAGCTTGCCGAGCCAGTTGCGCGCCAACTTTTCGGCGAGCCGAACGCGCGCTTGTCGCGCAAGGGCGAACTTAGGTTCGGCTCTAACGGATCGTGGTCGGTCGACCTAGCGAAGGGGACCGTCTATTCGCACGAACTAGGGGAAGGCGGCGGCGTTCTTTGGCTCGTTGAAAAACAAACCGGCTTGACGGGCGCCGAGCGCTTCGACTGGCTGCGCCAGAACGGCTTTGACCTACCGCAACGCGACGGCGCGAAGGTGCAATCGCGCATCGTCGAGACCTACGACTACACGGACGAAGGCGGCAATCTGCTGTTCCAGGTCTGCCGCCTTGAGCCGAAGTCGTTTCGCCAGCGCAAGCCGGACGGTCGCGGCGGCTGGGAGTGGACAGTCAAAGGCGTCCGCCAGGTGCCCTACAAGCTGCCGGAGGTCACGGAGGCGATCGCCCTTGGCCGGCAAGTCGCCATTGTCGAGGGCGAGAAGGACGTGGAGCGGTTGGCCCGCAACGGCATCGTGGCGACATGCAACGCCGGCGGCGCCGGCAAGTGGCCGGACGGTTTCGGCGAATTCTTCACGGGCGCCGAGGTGCTGCTGATCCCCGACAATGACGAAGCCGGCGAGGCGCACATGGCGCTGGTCGGCACAGCGCTCGATGGCGTCGCGACCTCGGTGCGCATCCTGCGGCTCAAGGGCTTGCCGCCGAAGGGCGACGTGTCGGATTGGTTCGACAAGGGTGGCAAAGCCGACGAGCTTGGCGCGCTGATGGCGAGGGCGCCTGAATGGCTGCCGCCAGCCGCCGGCTTTGCGTCACGGCTTGGCGCCGTGCGCTTCCGCGATCTCGACCTGCCCGGGCCCGAACATGACTACCTGATCAAGGGCATTCTGACCCGCGGCGAGCGCAGCCTGCTTGTCGGACCATCGGGCGCCGGCAAGTCATTCGTCGCCACCGATCTCTCATGGTGCGTGGCCACCGGTTCGGAATTCCTCGGCCGACGCGTACGGCGCGGGCTCGTCGTCTATCAGGCGGGCGAGGGCGCGCGCGGATTGAAGAAACGCCTGCGCGCGATCCGTAAGGAAAAGGCCGTCGATCCTAATCAGAACGTCCCTTTCGTGCTGCTGACGTCGCCGGTCGATCTGTATGCCAGCGATGCGGACACGCAGGCATTGATCAAGGAAATCGACCAATGGTCTTCGCTTTACCGCGCCGAAGAGAACGTGCCGCTTGAGCTCGTGGTCATCGACACGCTCTCGGCGGCAACGCCCGGCGCGAACGAAAACGCCAGCGAGGATATGAGCAAGATCCTCACGCGCTGCGCGCTGATCGCCAAGCACTGCAATTGCCACGTCATGCTGGTGCACCACCTTAACGCTGCGGGATCGAAGCCTCGCGGGCATTCCTCGCTCTTTGCGAACATCGAGAACGCGATCGAGGTTGCCATCACCGAGCGCACCGTGACGGTCGAGCGCGCCGACGGCTCGACGTTTCAGCGGCCGGTGCACAGCGCCAAGGTGACGAAGCAGAAGGACGATGAAAGCGGAACGGCTTGGGACTTCGCGCTCAAGCGCGTCGTGCTCGGCAAGGATATGGACGGCGACGATATCAGTTCGTGCGTCGTGGTCGGGACGAAGGATGACGGCGAGGTCACCGTCGCCGGCGCCGAGCGCACGAGCGGCGAAGGCAAGGGCGGCTTCAAGCTGACGAAGCAAGAGGGGATGTTCTTCGAGTGCGTCCTCGATGCGCTGGCCGAGCATGGGATCAATCCGCCGCCGCCCCTGCAACTGCCGGAGAGCATCGGCAAGGTGGTCGATTACGAGCATGTCAAGGCGATGATGACGCGCAGGATGCTGCGCGAGGACGACAATACCGAGGACGGCCGCAAGCGCCATCGCGAACGGCTCAAGAGCGCGTTGCGCCGGGCGCGCGAGACGCTGACGAAATACAAGATCGTCGGCACCGACTCTCCATATATTTGGCACACAGGGAAGCCAGTTCGCGGATTTGAACAGACGCAGCCGCGCCGTCGCGATCTCGTGACGCGCGCGGAAGCGCCGGCCGATGACACCGACCTTGGGGAGTTCGCGTGATGCCGATCAATCTTCACGGTTATCGCCCAACGGACATTCTTGCGCAGAACTCCGTTCATCACGTGACAGAAGTACTAATGCTTACTGGCTTCGACGCTCTTCGCAGCCCTGAATTCTGGGAAATATGGGCCGCGCGCCAGCTTGGCGGCCAGCGCACGGATCACAAAGGCGCGGTCGACGTCATTGTGTCGATCGCAGGTATCGTCCGGCGCGCTGAAGTGAAGTTTTCAAATGCGTTTTTCACGCAATATAAAATTCATCCGCGCTATTCGATGAAGTGGGCGATCAGCGCACCGCAGGCAGCCGCTCGCTCGTCGGACGCCCTTATCCTGATCGGCGCTGATATCGATGGCCTTATTTATTCATGGGTCGTCCCGACAGTAGTGATCATCGAAGGCCGCCGCTCCATCACAATTACGGCGCCGTCGTCCCGTTCCGACAATGTTCTCGGCAGGCTCGACCAATGGAATGCGCCGCCGACCGAACTATTGCCGGCTTTCGCCGCGGCTTGTCGCTGGTCCGCGGGGCACGCGCAAGGCGTCCGCCTTGGGCGATCTATTTTACGGGGGATGAGCGATGTCGATGACTAAAGGCGAGCGCGATCAGCTTTTGCAACTCGTGAAGAAGCGCGAGCGCGTGATGAAGGTCAAGGCACAGGAGCGCTCGGCGGCATTGCTCGCTGAATTCGATATCCAGTCGGCGAAAATACATCACTGGGATGAAGACGCCGTATGGGCTCGCGTGAAGGCGGAGGCCGAAAAGGCCGTCGAAGAGGCTCAGGCGGAGATCTCGAAGCGCTGCCGGGAACTCGGCATTCCTCCCGAATTTGCGCCTGGCCTCAACGTATATTGGCACGGCCGTGGTCATAACGCCGTTGCCGAGCGAAGGGGAGAATTGCGCCGCGCTGCCAAATCAAAAATCGACGCGATCGAAAAGGAAGCTCTGTCGAAAATCGAGGCCCTCAGTCTTGAGGCTCAAACGCAAATCGTCGCGCACGGGCTCGCATCTGAAGCCGCAAAAAACTTCCTCGACACGATGCCGACCCTCGAAGCGCTGATGCCATCGATCCAGGTATCGGAAATTCAAGCGCTGATTGACGCGAAACACCAAGAGCGAAAGCGCCTTGGTTATGAGGATTATCTCCAATGACAATCATCGAACAATTGCCAGACGCTGCGCTCGACGGCGATATTGCCATTCTCGGCCGCAAGGGCGGAGGCAAGACCTTCACAGCGAAGGGCATTGCCGAGCGGCTTCTCGACATGAAACGTCGTGTTCTGATCCTCGATCCGCTCGGAGTATGGGCCGGCTTGCGCACGGCTGCGAATGGCGAGGATCCCGGATATCAGATCGCGATCTTCGGCGGCCAGTATGGCGACGAGCCGCTTGATCCCGCACTTGCCGTACCGCTGGCGCAGATCATCGCCGGCGAGAATTTGCCGACCATCATCGACCTGTCAGAACTCACGAAGACCGCGCAAGGGACGTTCCTTTATAAATTCCTGCACGAGCTACGGCGCGTCAACCGCGAGGCATTGACGATCGTGCTCGAAGAGGCCGACGTATTCGCGCCGCAAAATCCGCAAGGCGACGATAGCAAGCTTCTGCACAGCGAGATCGATTGGATATCGCGTCGCGGCCGCTTCCGCGGCTTCCGCCTTATTTCGATCACTCAACGGCCGGCGCGGCTCTCGAAAGACGTCCTGACGCAATGCTCGACGTTGATCGCGCACAAGCTACCGGCGCCGCAGGATCGTGATGCCGTGAAGGCGTGGGTTGAAGGCAACGGCGATCGCGACTTGGCCAAGCAGGTCTTCGACACGCTCGCGGGGCTCGACGTCGGCGAAGGATGGGTATGGTCCCCGGAACACGACATCCTGCAGCGCATGCGCTTCCCGCGTATTAAAACGCTCGATACCTCGGCGACGCCGAAGGCTGGCGAGACGCGCATTGAGCCGAAGACCTTGGCGCAGGTCGATATGTCCGGCATCCGCAAGGCGCTGGCCGTGGCGAAGGCTGAGCGCGCAGCTGATGACCGAAAGGGGAAATCCTCAAACGAGCGCGCAAAAAGTGTCGCGCCCGATCAGACGACGATCAATGAGGCCGACCAGCGCGGCTACGGGCGCGGCATCGAAGAGGCAAAACAAGCCCTAAAAACCACGCGTTTTTCGCTTCTCCATGCTCAGGACGCGCTCGGCGCCGCGCTTGCTCACATCGATGCGCAATTGGGAACGGCACAAATCATCCTTGAAGACGCTGCGGCGGCCGACCCGCCGCCGAAGCCGCTGCCCGTCGCCAAACCTGCACAGGTTCGCGCGGCAGCCGATCCTAATGCGCCTCCGGCAGCGGCCGCGAAGTTGCTCTCTGCCTTGCAGCGTGTGCCAGGCGGCACAAGTTGGGAGAACGTCTGCATCATCGCCGGCGTGCTTTACGGTAACGGCTATTTCTACGCCGGAAAGCGATGGTTGCTCGACACGGCGCGCGCGCAAGAGGCCGACGATATCGTTCTCGCATCCGCTTCGAGCCTGAAAGAGATCGGCGGTTTCAAGCCGTCACCCTCGCGGGCTGAAATCCTTCAGTTGTGGCGCGGTCGTGTGAAGCCGCACGCCGCCGCCTTGCTAGACGTCATCGCTGGCCGACGCGGCGAATGGATCGACACCGCGAGGCTTGCAAATGCGGCGTCAATGAAGCCGGGCAACGGCCATTGGTACAGCGGAATTGCCGCGATCCGAGACCCGGGGTTGATCGAGCAAGATGGCAATCGATTCCGCCTGTCGGAATTCGTGCGAGGGCTGCCATGACGATCATCGATGATGACTACAAGCGCGAGCTCGATCGCATCCGCAAGCTGCCATGGACCGCGCAATTCCATAAGACGCTCGAAAACAAGTCAGTGCCGGGCGGCTTCGTCGATATGTACGTTTTGCTCGACGACGACAGCGGCGAAACATTGGTTACGCTGGCCGTGCCGAAGGGCTTCCATGCTCTCGCGGAGTACGTCGCCGGCTGCTGCGCCGATCCGTTTTTCGTGCGATTGCGCGTTCTATCTCGCCGACTATCTGAGGTTCGATCGGATGGAGGCCTTGGCCTGGACCGTGACGACATTGCGCGATCGCGTGCGAGGCGGATGGAAATGCGCCGAAGAAATCAACAACGCCGATGCTGCGCGCGCGATGACGTGCGTGCTACTGAAGGGCAAGATCGCACAGCTTGAGGGTGCGCCGGTATGAGCGACCGCGTTGCCAAGGCGCAAGCCGCTGCCGACAAGTGGGCCGCCAAGGTCGAAGAACGGCGCGCGCACCTCGCGGCGCTCCAAGCGACCGCTGCCGACAGCCGGCGGCTCGACAAAGCGGCGGTATCGTTGGCCAAGGCCGAGGCGCGGCTGATGGCGGTCCGCGCCAAGCTGCGGAAGGCGCTCAACGCCGCCGCCGGCGACGCATCGATGCTGCGCCGGCTCGATCGCATTGCCGAGCTCGCGCCGGCGACGATGCAGCGTTGGAAGTACGAGCGCGAGCAAGAACCCAAGCGCATCGAAAAGCGCAAAAAACACCTGAAGCGTGTGACGACAAAGGATCTTCGCAATGATCCGACCCACCGGCGCGATCGCCGCTCTCACAAGATGTTCGGGGTTGCCGCATATGCCGCGCCGGTCGAAGCCGCCACCTTCCCGAGCGGACCGATCATTCCCTACACGCCACCACCATCGATGCCTGCCATTAACCGGCCCGGGCTTCTCGCCGGCGACTATCGGCTGATCGACAAGCCACCGAGCGATATCATCGGATGGCGCGCGCCAAAGGAATGGACCGCCGAATATGTCGGCTCGCGCATGGTCGAAGCGCATTCGACGTTGCGGCGGCTGCCGATGACAACGCGGCCAAAGGAATTCGGCGGCATCTGGCCGGAATATCGTCACGAGGGCGTTGAACTTGCATATCAAGCCGGATCGGGGACGCTCTTCGTCGGGAAGCGCACGATCATGGGGACCGCCGGCGCTGCGCTCTCGCGAACGAATGAAGCCTTGGCATGGATATTGGAGTTTCTTGCTGATCAGCCAGTGTACGCGCGTGCTGTCAACGTATGGGCGTCCTCGCATGACGTTGACGACGACATCGATGGCTTTGTCCGCGAAGCACTCGAATTCATCGCCGCCAAGCTCAACGCCAAGAAGGCGCCGGTGACGTGAGCAACGTGCGGCATATCAATTTTCGCAACCGCTCCAAGACGTTAGGAGGGGGGGGTATTGCGGAGGAAACGATCGAGGTGCGGCTCTTGGCCGAGCATGTCGCGATGCTCGATCGGATGAGCGCCGAAGGCGGCTTTGCCGACCGCGCGGAGTGCGCGGCGTCGATACTCGAAGCGGTTTTAGATGACGATGCGAAGGCGCATGAGACTTAACACGCAGAATGGGAGAGCAAGAATGGACTTAAAAACCTGCACCCGCCAAGACTGGGAAGCTTACAACGCAGAGCAACAGCGAGAGACGGGCGCGCATGGTTTCGATCCGGGTATGCCGTGGCACATTGCGACGTGGGGTGAGCGTGCACTGATCGTATTCTTTTACGCCGTCCTATGGGGCCTCGTTTTCCCCGCCCTGCTCTGCGCCGGCCTTTGGGTAATAGGGACAGCGGTGGACGGCATTGCGATAAGCAATTCGCAGCATGACGCCTGCTTGAAACACGCCACCAATGGTTACGAAATACGGCAGTGTCGGTGACACTTAGCCCTTATAGCGCACAAATCACCAAGTCGTCGGCGCCAGCGCAAAAGCGATCCCGAGCGTCGCTAGCGGTCACGGCAATAACCGGCACCCATGTGCCCGATGATCAGGATTACGGTCGCGCCTATGATGCAGCCCCACGCGCCGATGTCATGCTCGCCTCCCATTGGTTGCACAGCTAACCGCGCGCTCGCGCAGATGTTCCGATGAAACGCCGCGACCGCCTTGCAGCACACTTCATCCGCGCCTCAGACCTGCGAGCGGTCTATCTCGCCTCGGCGGGCCGCACGGTAAGGCTCGGCATCACGCGCGATCCCGTCGCCAAGGCGCGCGAGCTCAAGCGCCAACGCGCCAAGCTGCACCAGGTCTATTGGCTGGCATCGAGCGCGGCCGCGGCGCTGCTGCTGCGCGCCGCTGCCGAGGCTTTCCCCGGCATCGATCGCGGCGCCAAGGTCCGCGCGGCGAGCGTCGAAGATGCGTTGCCAGCGCTGGCTCAGGATTATGATCTGGCCATCACGCCCGAGGCGGTGGTGCAGGAGCGCGCCGCAGCCGCGGTTGCCGACATCGATCGCCGGGTGAAGGCGATGCAAGCGTCCGGCCACTTGCGCGGGCTCACCGGCCAATATCGTCAGGCGCGCATGGAAGCCTCGCGCACCGGCGCGCCGTTCATGTCGTACGGCGACTATCTAGAGCGCTACAAGATCAAGATGCTCTACCAAATCGCCGACGCGCTGAAGGCGGCGTCGTGATTTTTCACGTGAAACACTAGCGCTGCACGTTGCGCTGGCCCCAGGCGATCAGCGCCGGGCCATCCTTCGTCGGCATCGGGATCGACCGTATCGATCACGCGCGCCCCATGGCGCAGCGTCAAATATCGGTCTGGCCGGATTAGCTTCGCAGCCACAAACGCCGCCTTCGCGACCGCCAGATGCGAGGCTTCGGCCAGTAATTCGGTGACGTGAAGCGCCTCCGCGTCCCATTCCTCGATCCTGAAAAGCAGGTCGCCGGCCAAGTTCCCGTCCCCGTTTGTACCCGTCGGGGCGAAATGCACCCGCGAAATGTACCCGGCAAATCGGCGACGCAAATTCCGAGTGAGCGTTCTGCCACAATTCGAGCGGGTACATTTTCGCCGAGTTATACAATGTACCTCTGACACTGTGACACTCGGAAAGCGCACCGGATGAAATCAGTAAAATGCCTCGATGATTATTGATCGCCTGACGCGATCAGCACCACACAGAACACCGGTGCAAACGGGTACATTTCGGGTGCAAAGTCACAGTGTCACTCTGTACCCGTTTGACAAGCCTGTGGAAAACACGTTTTCTACACGCGTGCGCGCAACTTTTCTGCTGCCGCAGACAAAGAGATGAGCGCCCGAAGGGCGCGATCATCAAGGCTCTTGAAGATCAGCAATCTCAGAACGGAGTTTGTGGAAGGGCGTGGCTCTAAATTGGGAAAAGGCCGCCCACAATCGCCGGGTACGCGAGCACGGTACAATTCGCAAATCCCGCTACGATATCGCGGCCAATGATCCTCTGAAGGTCGAAGCCCGTCGCCGGGAGCGCGAGCGAGAAGCCGTCGGCATCCCAGCCGCACAAGCCTTGAACATCGACAAGTCGACGTTCAAGAAGCTCAATCAGGAATACAAGGCTTTCAGGCTGTCAGCAGCCGACAGTGGCATCATCGCCCCATCCTATAACGACTGGATGCGAGAGCGAGTTGCTCAGATGGCAACACAAGCTGGGCTGTAAGGTTTAGCGTCGCCAGCGCAGCGCCCGGCGCAAATGCCGGGCGCATTCATTCCGAAAGCAAACGTCATGGGCTGCCGCTGCGCTGAACGTCGCCAGCACATCACGGCCGCCGCCAAGGCCGCAGTGCGCGGGGACATGAAGGCCGCAACCGACAACCTGCGCAGGATCGTCACCACCGTGCGCGCTGACGCGCGCGACTTCGGAAGCAAGGTCGCAAGCGCCCGAGCAAGCCTCGCCCGCCGATGATCGATCTGCACTTCAACATCTCAGGCTTCAAAAGCGCCGGAGAGAAATTCGCCAATGCCGCGAAAGATGCGCCCGACGCTACGCGCCGGGCCATCAACCACACTGGCGACAAAGCCCGAACAGCAATGCGCGTCGCTCTCGTCATCCAGACGGGACTTCAGCGCAAGACGATGAACAAGGCCGTCGTCAGCACTCGTGCCAGCAGCAAGAGCGGTGGCAACTACACGATCCGCTCAAAAGGCGGCAACGTCAGGCTGCAGTTCTTCCATGCTCGTGAGACCCGAGCTGGTGTCAGCGCTGCACCTTGGAACCAACGTCAAGTCTTCGCCAGCACGTTCATCAAAGGCGGACGTTTCCCCAATCGCGTCGCACTCAATCTCGGTGGCGCTGTCTTAATCCGCAGTGGTAAAGCGCGCTTTCCGTTGAAGACCGTGAAGAGCGGTTTGTTTATCCCCGACGAGATGGTGAAGGGTCAAAGCGCGCAAGCGTTCTTCACCACAGTCGAGCGCGATCTGCCCGATCGTCTCGCGCACGAGCTATTGCGTGGCATGTAGGGCCCAATTCTGAAAACAAAAAAGGGACCGTGTTTTCGCTGCGATCTCGTGCGGTCGTTAGCGAGCCCCAAATTCGATCATATTCCGGCGCTCAATAATTGCGCTTCCCTTACGTTTTTCGACTAGAATGGCGCGATGAAGGATCGCCCTTGCCCGAAATGCTCACGGCCAGTGATGGCGCGGACGTTTCTTTGCGCTGAATGCCACCGGCGCCGAATTGTGGAGCGTCGCGCTGCGTCAGAAGCGAAAAAGCTGAGGCAGCCACTGATGGCGCCGCCCGAGCGGCCTTGGCGTGCACCTGGCCTGACGCTTCAGGAGAAACGGCGTCTCAGGTACCGCCATGATCCGGTTTTCAACGTCGCGGAACGCGTCCGCGTCCAGATGCGAAGCCGCCGGCGCTTCAAAAACATGGAGCACGTCATCCGAAAGGCGGTCGCCGGCAAGGTGACGACGCCGAGCATCGAGAGGTTTCTCGGCTACACGATGGGCGACCTTCGGGCGCACCTCGAAGCACAGTTCGACGAGCTCATGTCGTGGGAAGCGTTCGGGCTCGGCCTGATCCATATCGACCACAAGCGCCCCGTCGCGTCATTCGACCTCGACGATGCCGAACAGGTTCGCGCATGCTGGGCGCTCGATAACCTTCAGCCGTTGTGGTACGGCGATAACATGCGCAAGGGTGCGCGATACGATGGCAAAAAAGGCGAAACGGAAGCCGCGACCGAAGGCGCAGAAGCCGCCAACCCGTCCGGCCTTCCTTTCGGCGACGGCAACTGCGGACCTCTGCGGCTTCACGCCGCACTGGCTGCGACAGCTTGAGCGCCAAGGCTGGTTTGCGAAAGTAGGGCGCAACCAATACGACCCGATCGAGGTCCTGAAGGGCCAGGTTCGCTTTCTCCAAGACGACAGCCGTCGATCGAGCAAGTCGGCGACGGCCAGTGCGTTACAGGAGGCGCGCAGCCGCGAAATCGAGCAGCGCATCGCCCGTGAGGACGGCAAGCTGATCCCGATTGAGGACGTGCACGCGGTCGTGACTGACATTCTCGGCACCTTCCGCGCCGAGCTCTCGGGCGTGGCGGCCGCGGCAACCCGCGACCTGGCCGTACGGGACACCATCGAAGGTCAACTGAATGGCGCGATCGACCGTTGTCGCCAGCGTTTCGAGCAAGCAGGCGCCGATCTTCAGGCTGGCCGCGAGGTGCTTGTGGACGGCGAAGAAACAACCGCCTGACGAGTGGGGGGCTGAACACCGAGTTTACGGCCCGGAAACGGGCAAGCCTGGCCAACGCGACCCTTGGATCGCGCCCTACAATATCGCGCTCGGTCGATCCTTCGGCGATGCGCGCTATCGGCGCATTGTGCAGGTCGAAGGCGCGCAGATGGGGAAGACTGAGACGTTTCTCGACATCATCGGCGAGCGCCTCGACAATCGGCCGGCGCCGATCCTCTACGTTGGCCCGTCGAAGGAGTTTCTCACCGACCAATTCGAGCCGCGGCTGGTCGATCTCTTCCGTCAGTCTGCATCGCTAGAGCGCAAGGTGCTCGGTGGCATCGACGGCAAGCGCCAGAAGCGGACGCTGAAACGTGTCGCCGGCGTCAGGGTGCGCCTGGCACACGCGGGATCCTCTACGGCGCTCAAATCGGACCCGGCTGCATTCGCGCTGGTCGACGAATACGACGAAATGGTCGCCAACGTGAAAGGGCAGGGCGACCCGCTGGGCTTGATCGAGGCCCGCGGCGATACCTATGCGGACTTCACCGTCGCCGTCACGTCCACGCCATCGCGCGGGCTGGTTGAGATCGAGCGCGATCCACTATCCGGCCTGGAGTTCTGGAAAGTGGACGAAGACGCCGAAATCGGATCGCCGATCTGGAAACTCTGGCAAGAGGGCACGCGGTACCATTGGTGCTGGCCGTGTCCGCACTGCGGTGAATATTTCGTTCCGCGCTTCAAACTGCTGCGGTGGCCGAAGAACGCAGCACCGGCGCAAGCCAAGCGCGGCGCCTACCTGCAGTGTCCGCGCGACGGTTGCGGCGGCGTCATCGAGGAAAAACACAAAGCCGACATGAACGCCCGCGGGCGTTATGTCGCGCCCGGGCAGACGGTCGATCGCGACGGCAACGTCACGGGCGAACCGCCTGACACCGGGACCCTTTCGCGTTGGTGCAGCGGCCTTGCGTCACCGTTCAAGACCTTCGGCGAGCGCGCCGAGGCCTATCTCACCGCTTTCCGCAGCGGGGAGGCTGCGAAAATCCAGACTGCCATCAACGCGGGCTTCGGCGAGGTCTTTACCGACGACGGCGGCGACCTGCCGGCATGGGAGGTCATCAAAAACCGCGCCGAGCCGTACAGGCCCGGCAGCGTGCCGGCCGAGGCGATCTTCCTGACCTTTGCCGGCGACGTGCAGAAGAACCGGATCGTCTACGTGGTGCGCGGTTGGGGCGCGCGGGCGACGTCCTGGCTGATCGAGAACGGCGAGCTCTGGGGCGAAACGTCGCACCCCGACGTTTGGGACGACCTGGCGCAAAAGCTGACAACGCCGATCGACGGGCTGCTGATAAAGCTAGCCTTCATCGACAGCGGCTTCCGGCCGGGCAAGAAAATCGAGGTCCCGGTCAATCGCGTCTACGAGTTTTGTCGGCGCTTCCGAAGCTTCGTGTTCCCAACGAAGGGCGCGTCGGTCGCGCTGGTGACGCCGCTGGTGAAGCGGAAGATCGAGGTCACCCAGCAAGGCACGCAAGCGAAGTACGGGCTCGACCTGATACGGCTCGACCCGAACTATTGGAAATCGTGGGTGCATGAACGGTTGGATTGGGCGCCGGATCAGCCGGGCGCGTTTCACCTGCACGAAGAGATTTCGGAAGATTACTGCCGCCAGCTTGTCGCCGAAGCGATGGTGCGCGGCCCGAGCGGGAAGCCAGTCTGGATCGAGCGGGCTCGGGAAAACCATTACCTCGACGCCGAGGCGATGTGCGCCGCGGCCGGCTTCATGCTGAACGCGCAGCATTTGAAGATCGGCGCGCGTCGCGGGCCAGCGCTGAAAACTGAGGCCGCGGGTCCGGTGCAGCCAAAGCCGAATGATCGCTTCACCAAGATCGCGAATGAACTGAACGGGTAGGCCATGCAGACAGCGACGAAGCCGCGCTATCGCATTGGAACGGACGGGTCGAACCTGCGCCAGGTCAACGTGCCGGCTGTGATGCACGGAAAAGTCGGCGCGCAATACATGCGCGGCAACGACAGCCCGTATTTCTTCAGTTGGACGCCGGCGCTGCGCGATCAGCGTGAGGATGTCCGCGCCGCATATACGCACGCGGCCGCCCGCGCGGTCGACGCGGTGCAGAATTCAGGATGGATCGCAGGTGCGATCGATCAGGCGGTCGCCTCGACGATCGGCACCGGGCTCCGCATTGCGGCAAAACCGGACGGCGACGTGCTCGGCTGGACACCTGAAGCGACCCAAGAGTGGGCGCGGATGGTCGAGCGTCGCTTTGAGGCGTGGGGTGCAAACCCGCTCGAATGCGATGCGGCCGGCAAGAACAGCCTCGGGCAGCTCGCTCGCTCGGTGTTGATGAATTTCTTCGCCTACGGCGAAGCGCTCGGCCTGCTACCGCTCGTCAACCGCCGCGGCGGCATTTCGAAGACGCGCACGAAGGTGAAACTGCTGCCGCCGCACAAGCTCGTGCAGGACAGCGACAACATTCGCATGTTCCAGGGCGTCCTTATGGACGACTGGGGCCTACCGCGCGGTTACCGGCTCCGGCTGAGGATCGGCGGCATCATTGAAGAGACGGTCGACCTGCCGGCGCGCGACGCCGCCGGACGCCCGCAAGTGTTTCACATCTTCGAGGGCGGCCCCGACGTTGTCCGCGGCATCACACCGATGGCGCCGGCGCTGCGCGTGGTGCGCCAGTTCGACCAGCTTTCCGACGCGACGCTGACGGCGGCGCTCATTCAGGCAATCTTTGCGGCGACCATTCAGAGCCAGGCTCCGACTGAGGAAATCCTGCGCGCGCTTCAGAGCGAGGGTGAGCAAAAGCAGGGCGTCGGCGGCGGCTCGATCGACGATTATCTCGGTGCGAAGGCCGGCTGGTACAAAGACAGCAAGATCGATCTCGGCCGGTCGGGTCGTATCGCCCACTTGTTCCCCGGCGAGACACTGGATTTCCATGCTTCGGAGGCGCCGAACGCGACCTATGAGGCCTTCGCCAAGTTTCTGCTGCGCGAGATCGCGCGCTGCCTTGGCATGACCTTCGAAACACTGACGGGGGACTACAGCGGCGCGACCTATTCGTCGGTGCGCATGGCGACCAGCGAAATCTGGCCGATCATCATGGCGCGCCGGAACAATATCGCGGGTCGGTTTTATCAGACCGTCTATGAGGCGTGGCTCGACGAAGAGATCGACGCCGGCCGCATCGAATTCCCGGGCGGCTTCGAGAAGTTCGTCGCGAACAAGGACGCGGCTTCGCGCGCGGAGTGGCGCGGGCCAGCAAAGCCGCAAGCCGATGATCTGAAAACCGCGAAGGCGCACGAAATTTACAAGCGCCTCGGTATCATGTCAGACGAGCGCATCTGCGCCGATCTCGGCTACGACTGGGAAGATGAATTTGAACAACGTGCCAGAGAAATCGCAATGAGGAAGCAACTCGGCCTGCCGGAAACCGACACAATCGCTGCGCCGGCGGGGGCGCCAGGCGAACGCATTGACGATCTCGACAGGTAGGCCATGGCAGCCGTCGACTGGACCGATCCTTGCCAAAGGGCAAACGCTCTGCGTGGCGCCTACTACGCACTGATCAGCGGGTCGAGCGAGAGCCTGATCCGCAATTCGACGCCGGAAGGCGACCAAGAAGTTCGCTATGCCCGCGCAGACATCGGGACGCTGAAGGCCGAGCTCGATGCCGCTGAGGATGAATGCGCCCGTAAGAACGGCGTCGACGTTCCCGCGCGCTCGAAGCGGTTTGCCATTATGGCCGGCTCTCGGCGGCGCTTCCCGTACAACGGGTACTACGGCGGCGATCGCGAGGGCTGCTGAATGTCACTGCTGATGCAGATCGCCGAGCGTGCGCTTAACCGCCCGCTGATGATCCACCCCGACAAGCTGCCGATGATCCTCGGCGTGCTTGAGGGGCGCATTCCGCTCGGTGACATTTCGGCGCTCAAAGCCGAGGCCATCGAGCGAGTAAAGGAATTACCGGAAGGCGCGCAGGCGACAATATTCGGGCCCAATCCGACAGCATCGCGCTTCGTCGGCTCGGCTACTGACGAGGATCCTATCAGCGGGCGCCGCAGCGCTCTTCCGTACAAGCGGACGCGCGAGGGCGTGGCCGTTATCCCGATCCTCGGCTCGCTGATCAACCGCGGCGCCTGGCTCGGCTCTTATTCCGGCGAAACGTCTTACGAGGGCATCAAGTTTCAGATTGCGCACGCGGCCGACGACCAGCGCACGAACGCAATCTTGCTCGATATCGACAGTCCTGGCGGAGAGGCCGTCGGCTGTTTCGAGGTTGCCGCTGCGATCCGGTCGGCGTCGACCAAGAAGCCGGTCACCGCGGTGGTCAACGGCATGGCGGCATCGGCGGCCTACGCGATCGCCGCCGGCGCCAATAGGATCGTCACCACGGAGACCGGCGTTGTCGGCTCAATCGGCGTCGTGATGCTGCACGCTGACTTCAGCCGCAAGCTCGATAAGGAAGGGATTACGCCGACGCTGATCTTCGCCGGCGCGCACAAGGTCGACGGTCATCCGTTTGCGCCGCTCGATGAGCAGGAAGGCGTCGCCGACGATCTTCAGAACGAGGTCGATCAGTTTTATTCGCTGTTCGTGCGCTCGGTGGCCGCCGGCCGCGATCGCATGACCGAAAAACAAATCCGCGGCACTGAAGCGCGGACCTATATCGGCGCGGATGCTGTTGAGAAAGGGCTGGCCGACGAAGTCGGCACGTTCGAAACGGCGCTCGCTGATCTTTCCATGGCCAAGGTCGGCCTGTCTTCATCGAAAAGGAGGCTCACCATGAGCACCAGCAAGACCGCGCCCGACGCAAATTCGGGCCTCACGAACGCCGAAGTCGAGACGAAGCTGACGACGGCGCGCACGGAAGGCCATGCCGCCGGTAAGGCGGAAGGCAAAGCGGAAGCCGAGACGGCCGGCAAGCAGTCGATCGACGCCGCTGTGGCGACGGCGAGGACTGAGGCAACCAAGGCTGAAACGGATCGTATCCGCGCCATCACCAGCCTCGAAGAGTGCAAGGGCCGCGAGGCCGCGGCGCTCAATCTCGCGCTCAACTCCACGATGACAGCCGAGCAAGCCAAGCCGGTGATCGCGGCAATGCCGAAGTCCGCGGTCGGCGGCCGCGCGGCCGACAACCCGATCGGCCTCGCGCTCGACAAGCCCGGTCAGCAGCAGAGCAGCGCTGCTTATTCGCCGGACGAAGTCGCGGCCGTGATCAACAAGCCCGCGCGCAAGTAAGCGCGTCCCTCATCACCGCGGCTCAGGCGCCGTAAACCAACGCAATTCCGCAAACGGAGTTACCCATGACGACCCTCACCGAAACCATCCACCCCGGCGCCTTCATCGTTAGCGAGAGCGAAGGCCCGTATCACACCCGCGAAGCGGTTGTGATTTCCATCAGCCAGACGATCCTTCCGGGGACCGTGCTGGGCCGCGACGCCGTAGCCGCGAACGTCACCTCATCCGCAGCAGCCGACGCCGGGAATTCCGGCAATGGCGTCTTCACCCTCGATGTGACTACGCCGGTGCTCGACGGCGCCAAGAACGGCAAATATCGCATCGTCAATGACCTGGTCGCCGCCAATGGCGGCGAATTCCAAGTCTTCGACCCTTCTGGCGCCGAGATCGGCCGCGTCGCCGTTGGCGCCACCTTCGCCAATCAGATCAAGTTTGCAATCGCCGACGGCTCGAACGATTTCGCTATTGGCGACGCGTTCACCGTCACCGTCGGCATCGAGCAATCCGATTATCAGTACGGCGCGCTCGATCTCACGAAGGCCGGCGACTGGGCCAACGTGGCGGGCATTGCCGTCTATGGCGTGACCACTGACGGCTCCAACACTGCGAAGATCAGCGCCATCGTGCGTGGTCCTTGCGAGGTGCGCGCCGCCGATTTGACGTGGCCAGGCGGCATCACCGACCCGCAGAAGGCGGAAGGCATTCGCCAACTCGAGAAGCTCGGCATCATCTGCCGCTAATCACGAGCATCAACCCCGAACGCTGAAGGCAAGAGAGGCGCCGGCCGAGCCGGCGCTTTGCTTTTTGCGCTGAAGCACAACCTGAAGAAGGAACTTCACCATGCTTACGATGGACGTCTTCCGGCAAGATGCCTTCAGCGCAGTCTCGCTGTCCGCCTCTGTCGACAAGATCGACTATGTGCCGGATTTTCTGAGCAGTTATCCAGGGCTGTTCATCCCCGACCCGGTTCGCACCGAGGCGGTGTGGATCGAAGAGCGCACGACCGGCGCCGTCATCCTGCCGTTCTCGCCACGTGGCGCGGCGCCGCATCAGACCGGTGGTGATCTGCGCAAGGCGCGGTCATTCAAGACGCTTCGCATTGCCGATGCCTCGCGCATTACGGCAAGCGAGCTCCTGAATATCCGCGCTTTCGGCTCAGAAGTGAACGTGAAGACGCTGCAGGAAGAGGTCGCGCGCCGGCAGCAGAAGATCAAGCAGCACAACTTCGCGCTGACTTGGGAATATCACAAGTTCAATTGCGTGACCGGCGCCATCGTGAAGGATGCGAATGGCACTACCATGTATAATTGGGCCACGGAGTTTGGCCAAAGCATCCCGGCTTCGGTGAGCTTTGCGCTCGGCACCTACGACGCGAACGGCGGTATTCGGAAAAAGGCGATTGCCGCACGCCGCTCCATCCAGAAGGCACTGAAGGGCGTCGGAACGGCGAAGGATATTGTCGCACTCTGCGGCGATACGTTCTACGACACGCTGATCGGCAACAAGGAAGTTCGCGAGACCTTCCTCAATCAGCAAGAGGCCAGTGATCTGCGGAACAAGGTCGGCCAGGAATGGTCTTCGTTCCGGTACGGCGACGTGACATGGGTCAACTACCGCGGCACCGATGACGGCGCCTTCGGTATGGACACGAACACCGCGAGCTTTTTCCCCGTTGGTGCCGGCATCTTCCGGTGGGCAATGTCACCGGGCGAGCGTTTCGAACACTTGGGCACGGTTGGCCAGGAGACGTATTCGGCGATCGTGATCGACAAGGATCGCGATAGCTGGGCCGATGTTGAGGTCATGTCATACCCGCTGCCGGTCTGCACGATGCCGTCGGCGCTCTACGTCGGTACGGTGAGCTAAGCACTCACGCTCTAGAAACCGTCCTCGCCGATGCCTAACGCGGATCGCGCCGCCAAACTGTCGGCGTCTCTTGCGAAGGGCTTCGGCGAGGATTTTACCTTCACGCCCCGCACGATTGCGGGGAATGACGTTGATCTTCCGCGCGTCCCCGATCCGACGCGCGCGCAATTCACGGTCACGGGATTATGGACAGGCGGCTCGCGCGAGCGCCATCCGAATGCTCGTGGTCATGCCGCCGATCTCGCACAAGGCGCCGTCTCTGCTGGTCCGCGCGCCGGCGTCGAGATCGCCGCGCTGGCATGGCAGCCCGGTGAGGGCGACCTGTGCCTTCGCGTCGAGACTGGCGACACGTATGCCGTCGGCCGCTTCGTTCCTGACGGCTTCGGCCGCGCCACGATCTACCTGACAGCGAGGAAGCGGCAATGACGGTCGCGCGCACGGCCCTGCGCCTCATGGTCACGCAAGCCATAAAGGGCACCGAGCCGGCGCGCCCGACGATCGCCGAAGGGCGCGTCTATGACAGTCGGATATCGCCGGAAAGCCCGGACACCTTCAGCGAAGACGCAAAGCCCGTCGTGATCGTGCTGACTGACGGTGACGAAGGAGAAGCCCTCAGCGATCAGAATGGCGGCCCGCCCTTCCATCGCCGCATCGATCTCGTGTTCGACATCGGCATGGTCGTACAGGAGAAGGCGCCCGACGATGGCGGCGACTACGTGGTCGGTTATCCCGACACGGATGCTCGTGCCGAGGCCTCGCTTGACGTGCTGCAGACGCAGATCGTGCGCTTCCTCAGCGCATCGAGCGATCCGCTCGCGATCATGTTTCAGCGCTTCGTGCGTCCGTGGAAACAGGAAAGCCATCGCCAGGTCGAGGACAACACTTCGGTCAAGCTCGCGCGGCGTCTGTTCACGATGACCTGCGAGGTCAACGACGATTGCTATCCGCTCTTGGCGCCGGGCGCCGACATTCCTGAAGGCCTCGCCGTGCTGCCCGAGCCGCTGCGCACCGTTTGCGCGCTGATGCCGCCCGGCTCGGCTGGCGCCGATACCTGCGCGGCGATCGCGCAAGCGCTCGGGCCGACGCCGTTCACGAGCGGCAAGTTCGGGGGCGTCGACATCACCGTCGATGCCAATGCCGGCGTCGCGCCGGCTGACGGTCACCAGGTCAAGGCCTCCGCCGAGACCGGTCAAACCTGAGAACCATCATGGTCATGATCTACGTCACACCGGCGAAGGGCGGCCGCGTCCGGCAGCCGGAGCGGCAATCTCGCGTCATGCCCGAAGCCGGCGCTTTCGTTCCGCGCAACGCCCACTATGAACGTCTGCTGCAAACCGGCGACGTCACCTTGACTGACGCGCCCAAGCCGGCAGCCGACACCGATCAATCGAAATCCCGCAACCCGTCTTCAGGCCGCACCCGTCGTGACGCCGCCGCATCGGAGGACTGACCTATGCCCGTGACGTTCAACCAAATCCCGGCGAACCTGCGCGTTCCGCTGTTCTATGCCGAGGTCAACGCGGGCCAGAGCCCCTATCAGGGGCCGAGCCGTCTGCTGCTGATCGGCCAGCGCACGTCCGCTGGCTCGATGGCGGCGAACACGATCCAAATTCTCAGCGGCGATGCGCAAGCTCTCGCCGGGCCCGGCTCGCAACTCGCCGAAATGGCGATCCTTGCGCGGCAGAACGATCCCTTCGGCGAAATTTGGCTCGGCGCGCTCGCCGATCCGTCAGGCGCCGCCGCCGTCCAGCAGATCACCGTGGCGTCTGGCATTCTCGGCGGCGAGGGGACGGTCGTCGTCTATATCAGCGGCCAGCGCATCGAGGTCGGCGTCGCGTCAACCGACGCGAACACCGATGTTGCCGCGAACATCGTCGCCGCCATCAACGCCGGTTATGTCGCCTTCGGCAGGCCGCTGACTTTCCCGGTCATTGCGGCCGTCAACGGATCGAACGCCAACAAGGTCGACCTGACCGCGCGCAACGTCGGCGCGCTCGGCAACAAGATCGCCGTCGACTTCAACCTGGTCGGCGATGAAGGGCCTTTGCAGCAATACCTGTCGGTCGCGTCCACGACCGCGGGCACCGGCACCCCGGCGCTCGGCACGCTGCTGGCTGCGCTCGGCGATATCGAATTCGACTGGATCGCGGCGCCTTACGCAGACACGACTTCGCTCGACGTGATCAAGACGTTCCTCGACGGCGTCTCCGGTCGTTGGTCGCCGTTGCAGCAGATCTTCGGCCTCTACATTACGGCGCTGTTCGACAGCTATTCGAACCTCGCCGCAGCCGGCACGGCGCGCAACGACCCGAATGCCTCGATCATGGGCGTGGCGAACTCGCCATCCCCGCCGTGGCATTGGGCCGCGGCCCTCGGCGGCGCCATCCATGCCGACAAGAACCTCGGCGGCGACGTCGATCAGGCTTATCGGATCAGCCAACCGCTGCAGACCATCGAGCTCGTCGGCATCAAGCCGCCGAAGAACCGCGTCGATTGGTTTTCCATCACGCAGCGGAACACGCTCTACCAGGACGGCATTTCCGGCTTTCGCGTGCAAAACGACGGGACGGTGCTGATCGACCGTGTGATCACGACCTACCAGCTTAATTCCTACAACCAGCCGGATATCACTTGGCTATCGATCGAGACGCGCGCGCAGATGGTCTACTACGTGCGCTACAATCGTCAGCGCATCACGCAGGTCTACGGTCGCATGGCATTGGCCGACGACGGCGCCGAGGGGCGCCCTGGCATCGTCACGCCGAAGATGCTCAAGGCCGAGTGCGTTCACATCTACAAGGAGCTCGAGGCCGGCGGCCTGGTCGAGAATTCGGCGCTGTTCGCGGAGAGCCTTGTGGTCGAGCGATCGTCCGACCCGAACCGCGTCAACGCTTATCTGCCGGTCGACGTTGTGAACCAATTCAACGTCTTCGCTGCGAACGTCACCACGTTCCTGCAATACCCGGCCGCCTGAGCGCGGCTGCCCTAGCCACCTTCACAAAAACTTCAGGAGACATCCATGCACACTTCCGGTGGCCGCGTGTCGATCACTGTCAATGGCGTCGTCTATAGCGCGCGCGGCGAGATCAAGCTCGATAAGTCAAGCCTGTCGGTCGACGTCGGGACCAACCAGGACGGCACGATCTACAAGACGATCAAGCCGCAGCCGCGTATGGCCGAGTGCACGTTTGATCGCTTCGTCGATGCAAACGGCATCAAGCTTCAGTTCGACGAGACGTTGATGCTGATGAACAACATCGCGGCGACCTTCATCGAGAAGGACACCGGCATCACGCATCTGCTGACGAACGGAACGTTCGTCGGCAACCCTTCGGAAAATCTCGGCAGCGGCGAAGTCGATGGCGTTAAGTTCGCGGCCGAAGACTATACCTCGCTCACCTGATGCGCGAAAGGGTCACAATCGCGCTCAGCAAGCCGCTGACGACGCATGACGGGCCGCTCAAGGCGATTGTCCTGCGCGAACCGACGTATGACGAGTATCTCGCCATCGGCGATCCCTACCTTGTGGCGGAGAGCCCGGGCGGAACGCGCTTCGTCCATGAGAACATGGAGAACATTCGGCAATACATTGCGCTTTGCTTAGTAGAGCCGAAGGACCCTGCATTGCTGACACAGGCTGGTGCGTTCGTCGCGAAGCAGGTGAAGGAAGGCATCTTGGGTTTTTTCCAGCCCGAGGCGCTAAAAACCGAGGGCTCCGAGAACTTGCAGACGATCTCGCCTTCGGCGGACACGGCTTCGGGCCAAAAGAACTCCAAGGGCTGACGCTCTCGGAGTTGGTTTATTGGCATCACCGCGCGGTGGTGTGGCAGAAAAATCAAAAGCGGCGATAGGCCATGGCGCAGATCATCGAAGCCAAGGCTGTCATCACCGGCGAGGAAAAGCTCTCGCCGATCCTCGACAAGCTGGCGAAGAAATTCGATCAGGTCGCCAAGACCGCGAAGGGCGCTGAAGGCATCGACAAGATGGCCGCTGCACTCGGCAAAGTGCAGAAGGAAATGGCGGCGATCGATAAGTACACGGTCGCCGGCAAAGGGTTCGCCGCAGCGCGCGAGAACTTTAACAAGGCGCAGATCGCCGTCCAGAACGCCGCCAAGGCGATGCGCGAAGGACAGGGCGACGCGACAAAGCTTGAGGCGGCATATCGGCGGGCGCAGTCCGCAGTTCAATCGGCCTCACGGGCCTTCGAAGCGCAGAAGGGTGCTGCAATTGCGGCGAAGCGCGGACTTGACCAACTCGGTATCGCTGGCGGCCGCATCGTCGCCGAGCAACAGCGCATTGCCGCTTCCGTTGACCGCGCCAGCGCGGCGATGGACCGCCAAGCTCGCAAGGGTCGCATTCTCGGCGCCATCGGTCGATCCGCCGGCACCGCCGGCATGATCGCCGGGCCCGGGATCCTTCGCGCGACGCGCGACGCGGTGGCGAGCGGCGCGCAGATACAGTCCGAGATCGTAAAGTTGCGAGCGGCCGGCATACCTGAAGCCGACATTCAGCACGAGGTCGATCAATCAGCATCGCTTTCGGCGAAGTATACCAACGTCAAGCGCAGCGACATTCTTGAGCGTTACAAGGAATTGCGCTCGGTACTGTTGCACCCCGACGAAGCCACGCACTTGCTTGAGCCGACGATCCGCGCCAACTCGGCGCTAAATGCCCTCGATCGCAGCGGCCATATGGCCGAAGGTCTGCAGTTCGCCGTCAAGGGCGCCGAAGTGCTCGGCCTGGCGCAAGATCCGAAGCGCTTCGAGGCCTATCTCGACGCCTTCATCAAGGCGCAGCAAGTGATGGGGAAGACCATCACGCCTGAGCAGATGTTTGAGTTTGCGAAATACACCAAGGCATCAGGCTCGACGCTGAGCGACCGCTTCAAGTTCACCACCGGCGTTTCGCTCTCGCAGGAAATGGGCGGATCGACCACCGGCGTATCGATCGATCAGTTCGTCAAGCAGATTGTCGGCGGCTTTCAGGGCCAGCAGCACGCCGCGGCGAAGTCGTTTCTTTCGCTCGGCCTGGTCGACCGCGAAGACTTCGAGACGACGAAGACGGGAGAGATCAAGGGTCTCAAGCCCGGCCACCACGTTAAGGGCTATCGCGAAGCGATGAGCGACCCCGACAAGTGGGTCTATGACTACTATCTGCCCGCGCTTGAGAAGGCGGGTATCACGGACCCCGCGGAAGTCCTCTCGCATGTGCGCCGCGACTTCACGAGCGCGCGCGCGGCCGACCTTGTATCGAAGCTGATCACGCAGCGGCCGTCATTCTCCAACCATGCCGCGCTGTACGAGAAGGCGCAGGGGCTAGACGCGATCGGCAATAACCTGAGCGATCCATTCGTGGCGCTGAATTCGCTCTCCACCTCGCTCAGCAGCTTTGCCGGCACGCTCACGTCACCAATTATGGAACGCGCCGCCGGCGTCCTTTCGAGCATGGCGTCGGCGATCGGCGGCTGGGGCGAGTCGCTACAGCGTTGGCAGAAGGGCCACGAGACGGCCGCCGGCCTCATTGGCGGCGGTGCGGTTGCGGCAGGCGCCGTTGGCGGTGGCGTCCTGACTTACAATCTCATTTCCGGCCTCATGGGCGGCTTCGGACTGAAAGCGTCGGCCCTAGCGCTCGATGGCTCTGCTGCGGCGCTTATGCGTGCAGCCGCGGCCCTTGGTGGCGGCGGCGTTTTGACAAAAGGCGCGGCCGGCGCCGCCGGTTTCGGCCTGGGTGCCGCGGCCGTGACACTCGGCGTTGCTGGCGCGGCCCTAGTCGCGTCGACTTCGGAAGCCGGCGGCGGCGAAGGCGATATCTACCGTCGCAACCCGCAGACGGGCGCGATGGAGCTTACCGAATACGGCCGCGCGATGCAGTCCGGCAGCGGCATTTCCGGCCGCGCTCCGATCGAGGCGGAATTGAAGGGCAGCGCCGAGGTGAAGGGCGAGGCCAAGATCACGATCGATATTCCCGGCATCGGTTCGCACCTGGTCAACGTGCCGTTGCGCGGCACGGTCACCGCGAATGGTCCGGGCTCGGTTGGCGTCTCTTCACCTGACGCCGCTGCGCCTGCAAACCTTGGGCATCGCTGATGGTCGCCGGACGCAACTGGCTCACGACGCTATATCCGGCGTCCTACAAAGGCGTTCCGTTTGAAACGGAACGGGACGAAGAGGACGGCGGCCGCCGCATCGTCATCCACGAATTCCCGATGCGGGATTTCCCCTTCAACGAGGATCTCGGAGAGGCGAAGCGGGAATTTGAGATTACGGCCTATGTCGCGTCCGACCGCGCCGATAGTGATGCCGCCGCGCTGGTCGCCGTGTGCACGCAACGTGGCGCCGGCGTGCTCGTGCTGCCGAGCCATGGCCCGATCCTCGTTCAATGCCTGACGATCAAACGGTCGCGTGAGAAGGATCGCGCCGGCAAGATCGCTCTGACGGGCAAGTTCGTCCGCGAGGGGGCATCGTCCGCCCTCGTATCGTTCGCGTCTCTCGCAAACCTCGTGTTTGTGGCTGCCGACGCGGTAGTTGCGGCTTTGCCGGCGTTCCTGCAGGCCGCGATCACCGCGCTCGCGCAACCTGACTTCGTTATCGAGGCCGCGACCGACGCGGTGCAAGATGGAACGGCCATGCTCGAGGCCGTCCGGTCGAGTGCGAACGTCGATCCGGTCGTAAGCGGGGTACAACGCGATGCCATCCAGGCGTTGTACGATGCAGCGCCCTCGACGGTGGACGATGAAACCGGCGTCGATGGCGCCACAATCTCCGGCCTCGTCACCATCGCGCGCGCCCTCGGCGACGGCATGACCGGCAATGCCGCGATCACGGCCTTTGCGCCGATGCTGATCGAAGCCGCGGTCACACCGCGAAGCATCTATCTCTCGGCGGCGGCTCAGATCGCCGACGAAAACCGGCTTGCCGTCTACATGGCGACAAGGCTCGCGGCCGCGACCGCCTTCGCCGAAGGCATTGCTTCGGCTGATATCCCCGATCGGCACGCGGCGATTACGCTGCGGGCTGATGTCGCCGAGTATTTCGAGGCCATCCTCGACGATCTCTCGGCGAACGCTGCCGGCATCTATGTCGCCGTGGTCAACCTGCGCGATGCCGCGATCGAATATCTGTCTCGCGCCATTCTCGATCGTGCGCCGGTCGTTAGCGTGGGGGCGAACATGAGAATGCCATCGCTGTGGTGGGCGCACCGTCTCTACCAGGACCCGACGCGGTCGACCGAGCTCGTGGCCCGTAATCGGGTGCCGCATCCGTCGTTCATGCCGCAGGAATTTGAAGCTCTTTCGCGCTGATGCTCGACCTCACCGCGTTTCTCCCGGCTATCCCGGGCGGCACCACCGAGATCATGTACGTGCTGGTCAATGGCCAACGCTACACAGCCTTCATGCGCGCTCAGGTGCGCGCCGGCTTCAACGAGGCGGCAAGGGCCTTTGAACTGACCGTGGCGGCGGAGCCTAACGGCGCCGTGACCGCAGCAATCTTCCGAGCAGGGACGCCGGTTTCCGTTTACGCGACCGACACCCTGCTGATGCAGGGCTTCGTCGATCAGTACCGCCCGCACCTGGCTGCGCACGACGCCTCGATCGTGGTGACCGGCCGCTCGAAGTCGGCGGACCTGATCGATAGCGACGCCGACCATCCGACAGGGTTCTTCCAGAACAAGGACCCGCAGCAGATTGGAGCCGAGCTCGCGCAGGAATACGGCGCCACCTTCAAGACCGATCAGACGCTCACAAAGCTCGATCAGTACCTCATCACGCCGGGCGAGACGATCTTCCGTGCCGTCGAGAAGATGACCCGCAAGCAGGGCATGACATTGGCCGGCACGGCCGAGGGCGACATCAACATCACGGCGCCGAAAGGCCAGCGCCACGCCGGCGGCCTGTTTGAGGGCAGGAATATTCTCGTCGGGAATGCCGATCACAATTGGTCGAACCGGCATTCAAAATACAGCATCAAAGGGCAACGCGCGGTCGGCCACGGCGCCCGGCGCCTGCACATGGTTGCCAAGACCACGGACAGCGCCGTGTCGCGTCACCGGCACAAGACCGTCATTCACGACGATGACGGGACGATCGATGATCTGAAGAAGCGCGTCACCAACCGGCGCAACCGCGCCGCTGGCAACGCGCTCAAGGCGTCGATCTCGGTGCAGGGCTTCCGCGACGAAGGCGGCAAGGTCTGGGAGCCGGGCTTTCTCGTGTGGACCGAGAGCCAATTCCTCGACATCGCGCAAGACATGCTGATCGAGGCTGCCGACTATAGCCAGAGCGAGCAGGGCACGATCACGCTTCTGTCGCTGGTCGACCCGCGGGCCTACGGCTCAAATGGCGCCGGCGGCGGCAAGGGCGCGAAGTCCGGCGTCGAGTGGCGGGAGGGCACCGAGAGCGCGGTCGACGCAACGCCGGATGATGTCTGATGAGCTATTTCGAGGTCGACGACGCGATCCGCTCGATGCTGCGGCGCTCGCGCATCCTCAAGGTCGACGACAGTGGGACGCAGCAGCTCGTCGACGTGATGAACCTTGCCGGCGATATGCCGAAGGCGATTTACCGGCAACAGCCGCACGGCCTGTCATCCAATCCGCCGGTGAACAGCGAGGGCTTTATCCTCGCCCTCGGCGGCAGGTCCGATCGGCTGCTGTTTCTCACCGGCGAGCATAAGGACCATCGGCCGAAGAACCTGAAGTCAGGCGAGACGTGCGTCTATGACGCCTTCAAGAAGACCATCAAGCTTCTGGAAGACAAGCTTGTCGTTGATGCCGCCGGCCAGGACGTGCAGGTCATCAACGCCAAGACGATCACGGCGGAAGCCAGCGAGACGATCACACTTAAAGCGCCGAAGATCATCTTCGAAGGGACAGTCTACCTCGGAAGCAAGGATGCAAGCCGGCCCGTCAGCGCGATCGGCACCGTCACCACTGATGGTGCGGTCGATGTCAGCAACCCGCTCACAAAAGCCTTTGGTGTCTGATGGCCGAAGTTCGCGTCCGCATTGGCGAAGGCGAGAAGCCGCAGCCGAACCTTCTATGGGACAGCGTATGGAGCCCGCCCGAAGGCGCGGCCGACTGGGCGATCGCCGGCGCCGACGAGCCGCTTAACCGCGGCGGCCTGCGCTCGAAGGCAGCCCTTTCAACCGCGATCGTGCTCGCGCTCTTCACCGATCGGCGCATTCCCGATCAGCATCCGCTGCGGAAGTACGTCACCAGCAGCGACCCACGCGGCTGGTGGGGCAACGATATCGACGTCCGCGCCGATCTCGGCGAGGAAGAACTCGGCTCGCTCCTGTGGGTGTTCGCGCGCGCGGTCCTAACCGAACAGATCAGGCTTGAGGTCATCGCGTGCGCGCAAGAGGCGCTGCAATGCCTGATCAACCAGGGCGCGGCGGTGCGCATCGATGTGCAGGCTCAAATCGAGCCGGCGCTCAACCGTTGCGACCTCTTCGTGCAGGTCTACGGGCGCGATGGCTCGAAGATCCACGATGTCCGCTTCAATGACATCTGGCAGCAGACGGTCGCGCAATGAGCTTTCAGCTTCCGAAACTGCAGGAGCTTCTTGACCGCACGCGCGCGGCATTCCGGGCTCAACTTCCCGGCAGCGATGCATGGATTTGGCCGAACAACATCGGCCCCACGGCCAAGGTCATCGCCGGCTCCGTCTTCGAGGTATTCGGCTTCGCCGCCTACATCGCGAAGATGATCTTTGCCAGCACAGCGCCGGACCTCGAGACGCTGAAGCTGCACGCCAATGAATACGGGCTATCCCTGCGGCCGGCGTCGCCGGCAAGCGGGACCTGCACCATCACCTCGACCGGCGATCTGTCAGTCGCGCTCGGCGCAGTCCTTTCGCGCACGGACGGCCTTACCTACCGCGCCTCGGCCGAGGTTTCACGTATCGGCGCCGGCGCGGTCATCTTCGGCATCACGGCGGTGACGCCTGGCGCATCATCCAATGCACCGGCCGGAACGCCACTCGTGATCGTGTCGGGGATTGCTGACGCGAACGGCGATGCAACGGCTGCAGTGTCCGCGCCAGTCGTCGGCGGAACCGACGTCGAAGACATGGAGACATTCCGCGCTCGCATCCTGATGCGGAAACGCTACACGCCGCAGGGCGGCGCTGGGCCTGACTACGTGCAGTGGGCGGCCGATGTCGTCGGCGTCACCCGCGCCTTCGTCGAGCGCCTTTGGGCTGGCGCCGGCACTGTGCGGGTCTTCGTGTTCATGGATGACCTCTATCCGAACGGCATCCCGCCGATCGACGCCGTAGCCCGCGTCGCCGACTTTATCGATACGGTGCGGCCGGCTGGCGCGATCGTCACGGTTGCCGCGCCGTCGCCCGTTCCGATCAACGTCACGATCAGCGGCCTCAACCCTGATACCGCGCAGGAGCGCGAGAACGTCCTCGCCTCGCTGCGCGAGGCCTTTCAGCGTCACTCCGTTGTCGCCGGCATCGATCCGAACCCGAGCAATATGCCGTTCGTCGCTACGCCGCAGGTCTTCTCGCGATCGTGGATTACGCAAGCCGTCTCCAACGCCACCGGCGAAGAGCGGCACACGCTGACTGCGCCCGCGGTCGATGTTCCTCTCGATCCCGGGCAAACCGCGATCCTTGGCACCGTGACCTTCACTGGCTGATCACGGCAGATGTTCGGGCTCTTTTACTTTGCGGCGGACTATTTTCCGCGGCCGTATTTTCACAGCGGCGTTACGGCGACGACGGTCCAGCAGCTTGCCGTAAGGACGGTGCGGAAGGCCTCGCCGGCCTTTTGGTGCCCGACCGTTGAGGATACGAGGGCCGCGCTACTGGCGCTTCTGCCGCGAGGCCGGGCGTGGCGCAACGACGACGGCAGTATCGAGCCAGGCTCGGTGCTGTATCAGTTCTGGACGGCGGCGGCCTACGTCATCAATTACGCCAACGAACGGCTTTGCGCGCTGGCTCTCGAAATGCTCTGCGCCACGGAGACGGAGACTGACGATCAATGGATGATCGAGTACGGGCTGCCCGATCCTTGCGACCCGTTCCCGGACCTGTGCGAGAAGGTCGCCGCGATCGGCGGCCAGCGGTGCGAGTATTTTAACGAGCGCATCGCCCGGCTCGGCTGGGTCGCCGAGTGCTTCGAGAAGTCCATCTCTTGCGGCGCTCGAGCGGGCTGTTCCCGCGCCGGCGCGCGCCGCGCCATGGCCGGTAATAGAAACGCGCTTGCGCTGACAGTACGCGTGCACACCGGCGATCCGCCGGTCGTAACGCCAGTGTCCGACCACATTAGGAAGCCGCTCGCCGGGAAGTTCCGCGCCGGGCAGCACCCGTCTTGCGACACCGTGACGCATCCGAGCGCCGCGCCGATCCGCTGTCTGATGGATCGTATCGTGCCCGCGCATGTGCAGATCGTTTTCGTCACCTGATCACTTGGAGTAACCAATGACAGATATTCTCGGCCCCGCATCCGATAACGCGGTCACGTCGCGTCCTGCGCGCACGATTGTCCGCGGCCCGTCGGATACGTGGTTCAAGGACTGTACCGACCCCGATGCCGAGGACGGAACGACATTCCCGGCCGATTTCTTCAATGACATTCTGGCGCAGATCAGGACCGCGCTCTCGTCGTCTGGCATTACGCGCGATGGGGCCGACGACATGCTGTGGCGCGCGATGCGCGCGATTGGCGTTCGCTATGCCGCCGACAGCGGCGCAGCCAACTCTATCGTCGGCGCCTTTTCACCGCCAGTGACGCCTTCGCAGCTTGTCGCCGGCCTGATGCTAATCATCAAGCTGAACGCCAGCGTAACCGGCGCCACGACGATCACGGCCGACGGCAATGCACCCGCACCTCTGAAATGGCCTGACGGTACGGCGCTTGCGCTTGGCGATGCGACCGCCGGCGCGCTTCTGCTCGTCGGCTTCGACGGTACGAATTTCCAATTGCTCTGCCGCATGAACGGCGGCGGGGCATCGTCGGCGAATTTTGTTCCCGGCGTCATTTACGATTGGTCGAACGAGACGGTGCCGAGCGGCACGCTCGAATGCGACGGCTCTGCCGTCTCGCGCGCCACTTATTCTCGCCTGTTCGGCATCATCGGTACGCGCTATGGCCAGGGCAACGGCACAACGACGTTCAATCTGCCCGACCGCCGCGGCTACTTCATCCGCGGCTGGGATCACACGGCAGGCCGCGACCCCGACGAGGGTGGCCGCACCGCGCAAAATGCCGGCGGCGCAACCGGAAACCATGTCGGCACCGTGCAGGGCGGCGCAGCCGGCCCGATCAGCCTCACCGGTGCGACGGCGGAGTTTGTCGGCCCGGGCGTCGTCTATCCGACCGATGGCGGAGCGTCCGGCATCCTCACTAACAACGCCAATATCTCGGCGGTGGGGACCGTCGATCTGACAGGCACCCTGACGGTCTCGGGCAACTCGGGCGCAACCGAGACGCGGCCGAAGAACGTCACCACGATGTTTGTGATCGCTTACTAATGCCGTTCGCCGTCAACTTCGTCACCGAGAGCGACCAGGACTTCGTCGCTGCCTTCGTCTACGGGCAAGCGGTCGATGCCTGGGACGCGGAGACGGCTTACGCGTCGGGAACGCGCGCGCTTTACGCCAACGTCGTCTGGCTTGCGGTTGCCGCATCGACTGGCGTCACGCCGGGGAGCGATATTACGAAGTGGACGCGCTCGGCCGCACTGCCAATCGACCTGACTGGCTCGACACTGCTGATGATGGTGCGCGCCGATCCGGCCGAGAATTACGCGCCGATCTCGCTAACCAGCGAAGGCGGAAACGGCATCACGATCAACGATGCCGTTGGCGGGTCTTTCACCATCACCATTCCGAACGCGACGCTCGGCGCGATGCCCGCTGGCGACTACGTTCACTCGCTGGTCCGCGTGCGGCCTGATGGCCTGCGCGAACTCATCTGGAACGGCAAATTGACGCATTCCATAGGACCGACGCGATGAGTGACCCGATCACGATCAGCGGCGGCGGCGCGACGCTGACCGTGCCGCCGCAGGGGCCGCAAGGGCCTCGTGGCGCACCAGGTCCGTCTGGGATGCAAGGCGAGGCCGGTCCCGTCGGTGCTGATGGGCCCGCCGGCCCGGCTGGTCCGCTGCCGCTGCAAACGCTCGCCGCGTGGGCGACCGGGCAAGTCTATACGGCGACCGCGCCGGCCTCTTTCGTAGCGCAGGCCGGATCGAGCTATGCGTGCGCCATTTCGCACACGTCAGGCACCTTCGCCGCCGACCTTGCGGCCGGGAAATGGATCGTAGTCGCCGCCAAGGGCACGCCCGGCGCCGGTACCGGCGACATGCTCGGCGCGAACAATCTGTCGGACGTCGCGAGCGCGGCCACGTCACTTGCCAATCTCGGCGGCGTGCCGACGGCGCGCACCATTACGGCGGCCGGCCTCGCAACCGGCGGCGGCAACTTGTCGGCGAACCTCACGATCACTGTACCGAAGGCATCCGCGGCTGATATCATCGCCGGCACCGACGATGTGAAGGCTATCACCTCGAAGGGCCTCTCTGACGCCGGCGTTGGCGGCGGCTCGGGTTTCTCGACAGGCGACGCCAAGATCACGCTGAAGACCGCGGCTGATGCCGGTTGGGTTATGGCGAACGACGGAACGATCGGCGATGCGTCTTCCGGGGCGTCAACCCGGGCTAATTCCGACACTGCGGCGCTCTACGCAATTCTCTGGGCCATCCCTGACGCATATGCGCCGGTCACCGGCGGCCGCGGTGCGAACGCTGCGGCGGACTTCGCCGCGCATAAGAAGATCGCTCTCACGAAGGCGCTCGGCCGCGCCATCGCCATTGCCGGCACGGGCTCCGGCCTCAGCGCCCGCCCGCTCGGTTCTGTGGTCGGTGAGGAAGAGCACACGCTGACGACCGCTGAACTGCCGAACATCACGCTGCCATGTGGCGACGGCACTGCCGGCGAAGGCGGCTCATACTCCGGTCTAAAAACCGGATCGTCTAATACGCCGACCATCAACACGACCGCGAACGGTGGCGGCTCGCACAACAACATGCAGCCAACGTCGTTCTGGAACATCATGATCAAGCTGTAGGAGACGCCATGTGCTTTTCGATTTCCGGATGGTGGTCGCAGACATTTGCCGCGCCGCCATTCGTGGCCGCAGGCGGAGGCGGCGGTTACGTGCCGTCGCTCGATTTCAGTGACGCCAGAAACTCAATGTATATCGGAGGCTGCTTGCCATGACGATCTCGGTGAAAGACAGCGGCGGCACCAATAGAACGGTCAGCACGCTCGACGATCTGATCGCGCTCATCAACGCGGCTGGTCGCAAGAATGCCGCCGGTAGCTCGCCCGTTTCCGAAAGCGGGTTGCTCTATCAAGCGGTCGCTGCATCGGCGAGCGACACTGCACTCGTCGGCGCAGGTTCCGGCGCGTCAGGCGACTATCTCTCGCACCTTGTCTGCGTGGTCGCGACGGCGGCGACATCGCAAGTGCAAATTAAGGACGGCAGCGGCAGCGAGATCACCATCCTCCCGAACGCCGTCGGGGCCGGTGTGGGAACCTATACGATCTTCCTCGGCCTGTTCAGCAAAAGCGGGGCCTGGAAAGTCTCGACAGCGGCCGGCGTATCCGTGCTGGCAGCAGGCGATTTCACCTAATGCTTTTGCGTAAGCGCGGCGCGCTGTTCGTCCCGGCGCCATACGCCGGAGGCGGGGGAGGCGGCGGCTTGGCGTTTGACGGCTCAGCGTTTAGCACAACGGACGTTTCGCCGTCGCTTACTATCACTACCACACAGCCTAACGACATCATCGTGCTGTGGGGCTTCTGCAACTCTGGCGCCGATGACCCGGGCACCGGCGCAATCGGCGGCACTGCTGGCCTTACTTGGACAAAACAAGGGACCACGGCCAACCAGATGGCCGTGTTCACCGCTCTTGCGGCGAGCGCGCTCTCCGGTGCCACTATCAGCATGTCGATTGGTGGCGGCGCGTGGTTAGGAGCATGCGCTGTAGCGGGCGCAAAGACTTCTGGCTACTTAGATGGGAGCGTTGTGCGCGGCGCCTCGCTGCCGGCCTCCATCACGACAGCAAACGCCAACGACTTCATCCTGACGATGTGCGGCGGCGGTGGTGCGTTCACCGCGGATAGCGGGTGGTCATTGCTGCACGCCCCAAGCTCGTGGCCGCCGGGATATACGGATGCCGAATACCGGATTGCGTCCTCGGCCGGCACCTACAGCAATCCTTTCGGCAGCTCTACCGGCACATGGGCCGCCATCGCAATCGAGCAGGGGCCGTAAATGCCGATCAGGCTCCATCAGTTCGCGCGCCCCAATGTCTGGCAGACCGTGCGCCTCGGCGACGGCGGTGAGACGCAGGCCATACACTTCTACGCTGATGGCACGGCGCTCAACCGCACCGATACCTATGGCGGCTATCTACTCAATCGCACGACGGGTAAATGGAGCCAGCTTTTTGACGCCCGATCTGTGGCGCCTGTCGGCTTCTCCGCCGATCGGCTCAATACCGGTGGCGGCGCTTATGAGCTAGTGGCGGCGCCGAGCAACACCAACACATTCTACGCGTTCCTGCGCGGGTCGCTCATCAAGTCGCTCAACCGCGGCTATACTTGGAACCCCACGGGCTTTCCCGATGAAGTAGGGAGCCCTCCGAACGACTACTGCAACTCGAACGCCTCCAAGGGCAAAAACAAGATTGCGGTTGATCCGCAAAATGAAAACTTCCTGTTCGCGGCATCGCCGTTTGACTGGAACGCAAGCCCGACGAATTGCGGCCTCAAGTGGACCGCCGATGGCGGCGCGACGTGGAACAACATTCCGGTGTCTTCAATCCCGGCCTGCCTAGAATATGGGAGCACAGGACAGCCCGGCGGCTATATCGTTGAGTGCGACGCGAGCTCGAGCGTTGTCAGCGGCAAGAAGCAAGTTTGGTACGCCTTCAGCTACGGCCACGACGTCTACAAGACGACAAATGCCGGCGCGTCGTGGAGCCCGCTAAGCTGTCCGTCCACGACCATCATGGAGATGCACGTCGACGCCAACGGCATCTTGTGGGCGGTCGACGAGAGCGCGGGCGTCGGCTACGGGCGCGGTACTACTTACAAGTACGATGGCAGTTGGCACACAATCGACCCCACCCTCGGTGGCCAGGCGCGCGGCATCGCGATCGACTTGAGGTACCAGGCGCTCGGCTCTACCGTGCTGTACTGTCAGGCCGACTATATGACGGCCAATCGCTTCTCGGTCACGAGCGACAGCGGCGGCTCATTCACGAAGAACACCCACGATCCCACGCTTGTTTGCGATGACATCCCGTGGATCGGCTGGATGATGAATACCGGAGCGGACACGCTTGCCGGGGGTATGGAGTTCGACCCTTACGACAATTCGTTATGGACCTGGAACGGTCTTGCCTGTTTGAAGTGCGCCACACCGCCATTGACCAACGTCGCATATTCGTGGGTTTCGCAGACCGCGCCGATCGAGCAGCTTGTCACGACAAAGCTGCTCAAGGTGCCGGGCGGCCCGCTACTTGTCGGCACCGAGGACATGGGCGTCTTCGTTCTCAACGACTGGACGCAGTACCCGGCGACGCATCTACAGGACCCGAGCTTCGCACCGCATCTCGATTTCAGCTACTCGCCCTTCGATTACAACACCATCGCGTTCATGATTGTTCAGGACGGCATCCCGCCGAATGATCGGTCAGGCGTGTCTCACGATGCCGGCGCGACATCGACGACGTTCAACACGCTGGGGGGCAAGTCGGGCACGTCCGCTTCTCAGTGGATACCGTACGCTGTCGGCAGCGGAGCTGGCGGCAGCAACGGTCCGGGAGGCTGGAACGGCGGCATGCTCGCGGTCAGCGGGACCAACAATTATTGCGCGATACGCGGAGACTATGGCGACCCGAACTATCTCTACTACACCACGAACGGCGGGGTGACGTGGACACCGGCAACTGGCCTGCCGACATTGCTCGGCACCGACTTTGCCTATTATGCATCGCATCATTGTCTTGAGCGCGACCGCAACGTCCCGGGCACGTTTTACCTGCATCTCAGCGCCGGCCTTTATATCAGCACCAACTACGGTGCATCGTGGGCGTTGCAATCGAACTTCAATCCAGGCGCCTTCAACGGCGGGGCGCAGCTCAAGGCGTCGCCTGACGTGTCTCCGGGGCACAGCTATAGCAAGCTGTATTATACGCCGGGCCGCGCCAGCAATGACGGGCTATATATCTCGCTCGACCAAGGCGTCACCTGGACCAAGATCGGCAACACTTACGACATCTTCGATCTTGGTTTTGGTCCGCCGAACCCCGGCAAGTCGATCGCATCGCTATGGGTATGGGGACAGGTCGCCGGCTCCGGCGACGCCGTGGGGCTTTTCAATTCCGGCGATGACGGCACGACGTGGACAAAGATGGATGGCGCGAACCCGGTGGTCGCGGGACTGTCCGACGCTCCGGGCGGAACGATTGACCAAATCTCTTCGATGGATGTCGACCAACTTACATGGGGCCTGGTGTTTATCGGCACCAAGGGTCACGGCGCGATTTGGCGCCAGTTCTAATCGGGTGAACCAATCATGAGCGACAAATTCCAGGGCGGCGTCGTCGCCAACGCCGCGAGCGTTTCGCTCGATGCCATCCTGCGCAAGACCGCGGACTCGACCGAACAGACCGGCAAGGTCGCCGCGGATATGACGCTCTCGTATTGGCGCCAGGGCGGCACGCGTACCGCGGTGACGGCGTCCGACCTCGGCTCGGTCAACGCGGCGTGGTCATCGGGCGGTGTGAAAGAGGTCGACGCGACGAACATGCCGGGCACGTACCGGATCGACTGGCCGGACGCCGCGTTCGCACCTGGCGCCGACTGGGTGCAACTGTCCGTCAAAGTCGCCTCGTGCTTTACCTATAACGAGCGCGTTCCGATCACCAGCAACGTGATCCAGACCGGCGACAGCTTCGCGCGCATCGGTGCGACGGGCTCGGGCCTGACGACGATCACGGCGAAGACGAACAACCTGCCGGCCGCGCCTGCAGATGAAAGTCTGATCATCGCGGCAACGACTTCGCTGGCGTCATCGATCGCAGCGCTGCCGACGGCTTCGGCTATCGCGACCGCAGTCTTTGCGACTGTCGTCGAGAACAGCCTGACATTCCTCGAGATCGTGCGGCTGAAGGCGGCCGTGCTTCTCGGCAAGGCGAGCGGGCAGGGTACGACGTCGCCGGTCTTCCGCGACCTCGCTGATACGAAAGACCGCGTTGCGGCGTCCGTCGACACATCAGGCAACCGCACCGGCGTGACCTTGAACGGATCCTGATGTTTCCGAGGTGCGTTTTCGCGGCGTGGTACTTTGCGGCGAGCTTCTTCGTAAGTGGCGGCGATGTAGTCGCAACGCAGCCGCCGATCGTTCCGGTAGTCGCGCCGACAAGTTTCTTCGCGCGGCTCATGGCGTGGCTGCGCTCGCTCTTCGGGCGCTAATCCCTCAATCACCACTTCAATAATCGGAGAGAGATCATGACCGTTCAATGGGACACTACGCTGCGAAACGCTTTGCTTGATGCGTGGGAAACCGCCATCGGCGTGTCGGCGAAGGTCGCTATCTATAGCGGATCTATGCCGGCGAACGCCGCTGCAGACACGACCGGCACGAAGCTGGTCGAATGGGACCTCGGTTCGGACTGGGCCGCGAATGCCTCGGCCGGCTCGAAGGCGCTGAGCGGCACGCCGATTGCTGGCACGGGCGCAGCGACCGGCACGGCGGGCTACTACCGCATCTTTACCAGCGCGCAATCGACCGCGCCGGGCTCGACGAAGCCGTGCATGGAGCAGGGTACGGTTACGGCGACCGGCGGCGGCGGCGACTTGACCGTCGACAATACGAGCATCGCGTCCGGCCAGACGGTGAACATCACGGGCTTCACCAAGACCGCGCCCGGCGCCTAAAGGGCGCGCTCGATCGTCTTTGAGGCCGCCAGATGGCGATCGGGTTAGATGGCGCTGGGGCAATTCTCCAGAGCGGCAGCAGTGCGACCAGCGGTACGACTAACGCCGGCGGGGCATCCGCCGGCAGCCTCACTGTCAGCCACGCAAACGGAATATGTTACGCACTCAGTCTTACCAACGGTTCGGACGTCTCTAGCGTCAGCGCGAGCGGCGGCAAGACCGGGACGTTTACTCTTAGAAAAAAGATCACTTATAGCGGCGGTGGCTCGCTAGAGCTATGGGGCGCGCCGATCACGGCGAGCGGTTCAATTGGCACCGTCACCGTCAACTACAATGGAACAGCAACCTACCGCGTTATTTTTGCTTGGTGCATCAACGATAGCGCAGACGCAACCTTAACTTTCGACGGCTCCGCTGCATCGGGTACCAGCGGGCAAGGTTCCTACACCACGGCCCATGCAAACGCATTTTGCGTTGCAGCCTACCGCATGAGCACCAACAGCGTCCCCACCGTGGGCGCGACGTGGGGCGTAATCCTAGATAACGTCTCCGGCTCCTATGGCTGCGCTGAATACCTTCAAGCATCGTCGTCAGGGTCGACTGTCAACCCGACCCTGAGCAGCGGTTATTCCGACGACAATGGCTGGATCGTCGATGCCGTCATTGTCGATACTGGGATTTCCGCGACAGCCTCTCAATCGGTTCCGGCCTTCACGCAATCTGCGACGGCGGCCGTTGTCGATGGCGCTGCTGCCTCCCAGGCGGTCCCAGCCTTCACACAAAGCGCCACCGGCGCGGTTATCTGCAGTGCGTCAGCGTCGCAAGCCGTACCGGCATTCGCGGCTACCGAAACGGCGGTCGCGATTGTCAGCGCCACGGCATCGCAAACGGTGCCGGCATTCTCGGCCGCTGAAACCGTCGCCGAGGTCGTTGCCGCGTCGGCATCACAGACCGTCCCGGCGTTTTCGCAAGCGGCGACCTGCGCCACGGTCGTCAGTGCGTCATGCACACAAACGGTCCCTGACTTTGCTCAGGCGGCCACGGCCGGCGTCATTGGCAATGCCACGGCGGCGCAGACCGTGCCCGACTTCGCGGCGGCCGAGACCGTCGCAGTCATTGTCAGCGCGGCGGCCGCGCACAATATCGACGCCTTCGCCCAGGTCGCGGCGATCGGCGTTGTCGTCTCTGCGGCATCAGCTGAGGCCATCGACGCGTTCGGACAAGCTGCGACTGCCGGCGCCGTCGTCGGCTGTTCTGCGGCGCAGACTATTCCTGATTTCGGCCAGGTCGCGGCTGCGACCGTCGGCGATGTCGTCAACGCGGTTGCTAACCAGGCGATACCTGCCTTCACGCAGGCGGCGTCGGTCGCCACGATTGTCGCGGCCGTTGCCAATAGTCAGATCCTCGCCTTCGCGGCGGCAGAGACGGTTTCGGTTGTCGTAACCGCACACGCTGCGCAGACCATACCGGTCTTTGGTCAAGCGGCTCACGCTGGGGACGTTCACAGCATCGACCGAGCGAATGCGCGTGCCTTCGATGGCCGGGTGTCGCATGGCGTTGCAATCGGTCGCGCGGATCGCGCGGTTGTTAAAGGCCGCGCCGCCAGCGGCGCCATCATCGGCCGGCACTGAGGAACAATCGCCATGGCGGTGTTGCACGATCAATGGGTGTTCTACGTCGGCGACGTGTGGCCGATCATCGGCACCATGCACAATGCCGATGGCTCGGTGATGGACCTGACCGGCGCGACCGTGCAATGGCGCATGGTCAACGCGGCGGGCGATGTTGAATTGGATTATGCCGTCGGTACCGGCATCGTGGTTACCGACGCGCCGAACGGCGTGATCACCATCACCGTGCCGACGGCCGACAGCGCCGACATTGCGCCCGGCGAATATAAAGATAGCTGCCGCGTGACCGTCGGCGGCGTGCCGACTACGCAATCGATCGGTTCGATCACCGTCCGGCCGAGCCTCTTCGCACCCTAATCGTTCGCAACCCTTGGGGAGATTGCCATGCTGCGATCCATGATCGCGGCCGCGCTGGCGTGCGCCATCTTGGCGTGCGCCGGAACGGCTGCCGAGGCCGGTAACAGGGGGGGGCATGGCGATCCTCGCCCGCGCGCATGGTGCGGATGGTGGATGCGCCAAGAGCAAGGCGTTGCCGATCGCATTTACAATCTGGCTGCGAATTGGCGTCGCTACGGACAGCGCGCCGGTGGCCCGGCGATCGGCGTCATTGTCGTGTGGTGGCATCACGTCGGCATCATCACCGGCCGTACCGAGACAGGTTGGATCATCAAATCGGGCAACGATGGTCATGCCGTCCGCGAGCGCGAGCGCTCGCTGCGCGGCGCGATCGCCTTCCGCTGGCCGGGCGGCATGGCAAGCCGATGATCGACTTTCGCGAGGCGGCCGGCGCGGGCTTTCGCATCGGCGTGATCCTTCTGTGCGCGGCGCTGCTCGCGATCGCCGTGTGGAGTTCGCGCGCGCACGGCACCTGGAAGCCGGAGTACGAATACGCGCCGCCCGACGTCCGCGATTGGTACGCGAAAGCCGAGCTCACACCCGAGGCGCAGGGCCGCTTCCCGTTCAAAAGCTGCTGCGCTCACTCCGATGTCGTGAAGACGCAGTTTCGCGTCGACCGCACGGACGGCGGCGATGCTTGGTTCTACTGGAAAGACGAGCATTGGCAGCGCGTGCCGCCCGACATCATCCACTGGGGCGAGCGCGCGCCCGACAATCAACCGACCCTTTTCGTCTACCGCGGCCAGGAGACGTGCTTCTGGCCGGGCGAAGGCGGGATCTGAGGTGACGATATGAGTTGGCCTGCGCTTAAAAAGAGCTTCGACGCCGGTTCGTTCGCGGACTATCTCGCGACGATCACGCCGCCGCCGTGGTGCAAATTCGTCACCGTGCACAATACCGGCGCGCCCGACCTGAAAACCTACCTCGGCTATGCCAAGCACAAGCCACCGATCTCGGACGTGCAGTGGATGGGTAACCTTGAGGGTTACTACAAGGGCCTTGGCTGGAACGGCGGCCCGCACCTGTTCATCACGCCGAACTATCCCGGGATCCTCGTCTTCAACGACCTGACGAAGTACGGAACGCACAGCCCGTCATGGAACCGGGTCAGCATCGGCGTCGAGATTGTCGGTGACTTCGACAAAGACGCCTTCAGCGGCGGCACAAAGGCCAACGTCATCGCTGCGCTAGCCGCACTGCATTCGTGGCTCGGCCTCGATCCTTCGACGCTGCGCTTCCACAAGGAAGATACGGCGACCACGCACAAGGATTGCCCGGGCAAGAACGTGGTCAAGTCGGCGCTCATCAGCGCCGTCCGTGCGGCTATGGGCGGTGGCGCTCCTGTCGGCATGGCCGACATTTCGATCGCCGATGGCGCGAACGATGACCATCCAGAACAGGTGGCGACGCCGGCCGTTGACCCGACAAAGATCGACAAGGTTTCCGTCGCTGCGCGCACGGCGGCAGGCGGTGCGGTTGCCGCTCCCGTCGCGGCCGAAGTTGCGAAATCGCTCACGGGCCAGGTCAACGACATTGCCGATCAGGTTACGCAGACAGTCGACAAGTCGGGCAACGTGATCGCCACCACGAAGCACGTCATCGCAGTCGCCAAGCCGGGCTTCTGGAATGGTTTGCTGCACACGATGACCAGCCCCGAGTTTCTGATCTTCGTCATCCTTTTCATGGGCGCGGCCTGGGCCGGTGTTTATTTCTGGCAACGCGCTCACAAACCACCGGCCCCAGGAGGCTGACCTATGCTCGCATTACTCGGTGCTGTCCCGCTGCTTTATCGGCTCATTGCCGTTGGCGTCGTTGTCGCCGCGCTCGGCGGCGCGGCGGTCGCTTATCACCATCACGTCTATGAGCAGGGCTACGCGAAGGCGATCAGCGACGTGGCCGCGGCAGACCAAGCGGCCGTCGAGCGCGTTGGTGACGGCAAGGCAACCATCGCCGCCTGCCGTGCCAGCGGGCACAAATGGGACGTGACGACAGGAGAGTGCAAATGATGATCTGGAAAGTGCTCGTCGTTCTCGCGCTCGTCGGCGTGGCCGTCGGCGGTTGTGCGACGAAGCCAACCGTTGGCAGCGTTGCGGGCGGAGATTGCAAGCTCGTGCATACGCCTCAATATGCGATCAAGGGCGCGACGGACTACGATCAGGAATGGTCTGACGATGTTACAGAAGCCCTTGTCCGCGGCTGCAAGCAGTCGCGGCCAAAGGCTCGCCCTGCCGCGCTCGATGCGCCGCCGCCTGTCGTGACGCCAGCGGTTCCGCCGGCGGCGCCCGCTGGGCCGCCGAAGAAACTGCATTGGTGGCAGAAGCTGCTGCCGAAGAAGAAGACCTGATGGCCATGGGCAAAACCATCGACCGCTATTGCTGCAATCGCCTGTTCGAATGGGTGATGACGATATCGCTGCTGCTGATCGGGATGCTGATCGTGCAGTGGCCAGAGTCGATGTCGGCAAGCGCGTTTCGCATGGTGCTGCGCGGTGTCGGCCCGATCCACCTCGGCATTTTCTACATGGTGATCGGCGGAGTGCGCATCGCGGCGCTGGCCGCGAACGGTCGCTGGAAATACGGACGATATGCGCGCGCGCTCGGTGCGGTCGGCGGCGCCATCATCTGGGGCCAGATGGATTACGCGCTGCTGATTTTAATGCCGCACGCCGGCACTCCGCCGTCGCCGGGCCTCCCCGTTTATTTTTGCCTCGTCATTGGTGAGCTCATTTCCTGCTACCGAGCGATGGCAACTAAAAACGAGGACGGCGGGAATGGACTGGTACGATAAACTCGGGCAATTCCCGATCATCCAGTTTGCGGTTGCTGGCGTAATCGGACTTCTGGGCATCTTCATCCTGTGGCGCGGCGTGACGGCTGCGAACAAGGGCGGCGGCAACGACACCTCGCTGCCCGTCGGCGTCATGTACCTGCGCGAGATCAGCGAGACGCTGAAGCGGATCGAGAACACGCTCGATTTCCTGCCGTCAAATCGGCCAGGGTCGCGGCGGCGGTGAGGCGACATGACACTCATCCGCGGCTTTGCCTAAAAAGAGCCATGACCAATGGTCTTTTTGGGCAGATTTCGAGGTTTTTGGGCAATTTCCTTTATGTAACCCAGGCGAGAAAGTTATCCTTGTTCAATCTTAAGGCTTCACTTTCCCTCCAATTTCGTCTTAGGTGCGGTGGAATAGTAGAGGTCGACGAAACCTACGTCGGCGGCAAGCCGCGCAAGGGAACCGGTCCGCACAAGAAAGGGCGAGGGACGAAGAAAATCCCGGTTGTGGCATTGGTCGAGCGCGGCGGTCG